CCAAAAAAGGCTTGGGTCTCGTAGGGTTGATCAGACGCTACAAAAGCAAGAACTAAAAAAGCGTGCCCGTAAGCTTCGTAAGCAACGCATTGACACGTCTGTCCGTCAGCTTGTGGATGGTGCTCCAGACTTTGACACAGCAAAAAGCCGTGTTCGAGAGATGCTGGATGAGGCAATGGACCTCCCGCCAGGAGACATCTACACAAAGCTCAAGGATGATCTAGCAGAGTCGTTTACAAAAAACTCTTACAACACCAAGATCAAGACGGGTGAAGCTGCTGAGAGGGCAAAGGTTCGTGGCAGGACATTGCTTGAAGAAGAGTTCGAGAAAATGTCCAAGCAGCTTAAGGAAGAGATTCCAAAGCTAAAGATTCCAAATGTAGACCCCAAAAAAGAAGCCCTTGGCGTTGCCTTGAAGGACTGGGAGATCGATGTCTACAACAAGTTCAAGGATGTCTTTTCAACGCTAGATGAAAAGGATGCGTTTCTGGTGGCCTACGGTGCCCTTGCAGACACTCCAAAGATTCCAAAGATGACTGACCAGTACATTGGAATCCAAGAGCGGTACAAGAGCCTTATTGGCCAACGATTGGGTGAGATTCCAGAGGAGCTTCGCCCGATTCGTGATGCTTTGAAGTCACTAGTAAAGCACTACGAAGACTTGTATGAGAAGTACGGCATGAATCTGGTCAAGAGCCCCGAAGAAATGATGCGATTCTGGGGCGTTATTGACTATGTTCCGCACAAAAAGCTGCTCCCCGCAGATATGCGCCCAGGAGAGCGCCCCCTGTCTACAGAGTACATGGGGAACCTGTCGAGTCTGGCGTCTTCTATATCTAGAGACATGCCACAGAAGAAGCGAAGGCTTATTTCTGGGACAATAGCAGAGATAAATGCGTCTGGTGGCAGCACAAGAATGGGCATTAGCCCCACAAACTTGATGATTAACTACGGTCGTGCAGCAAAGTCTATTGCTGGTCAGGACTTTATGTTGTCGATGATTGCAGGCGGCGTGCTGAAGCCGATTAGCTCAAAGCCTGTATACGACAATATGCTTGAAAAGCTTGCGACAAAGTACAATCTCGTCGGAGATGTTCCTTTAGAGGACATTCCTCCCAATGCTCTTGATGTTTTGGTAAGAGAGAAGGCAAGCAAGCGTGAGCTTGAGGCGCTTGATGCTGCTCTTGAGCGTGTAACTGACGATCTCGTACCAATGATTCCAGCCTATGAGAGGGCAGCAGAAATGGGCTACGTCCCGCTGTTCGATAGGGCAGTCAAGAGTCTTAGTAACGACATCATAGTCAACGGCAGTCGAAGTGATTGGGCTGGCATGATTGATGAAGACATTCTCAGGCAGTTTGAAGAAATTGCTTCGTACCCTCAAAAGATGAGAGAGGACCAATTTGCGAAGTACATCCGAGAAACGCCATCAGTCAGGGCAGCAGATGAAATCATTGCTCTTCTTGGCAAAATCAAGATGGATGATTTCAATAAGGGTCGTGAGCTTTATGACCCAGTCACTGCATACAATGCTTTCTTGCAGGAAGAAAAGCTGAAAAAGGGACTGCTGCTCTCTAAGAGAGGCAAGAGTCCTGAAGATATTGCAAGCACGCTCATCAACGAGTCTGAAAAACTTTCTTTGTCCGCTTGGTCACGAGTAGCAAAGGAAATGAATGCTCGTTCATCAGAGTTGAAAAGCAGTCTGACCGTAAAAGACCCAGCAGCATTGAAGGCGTTCTATTCAGAGGGCGCAGAAATGTGGAAGCTGTACGTTCCTGCGACTGTAAAGCAGTCAATGGACGATATTTTCTCTCCAAGGTGGCAAAATAGCGAGTTCGCCAAGAGCCTTCCTGTGCAAGCACTGAGAAGATTCAACAACTTCTGGAAGCTTCGCACAACTATTGTTGCTGCTGCATTCCACGTCAGAAACTACGTCTCAAACCAGTTCTCAATGATGTTGGATTCTGGTGTTGCGTCAATGGGCCCGGCTGTCGCCGCTGATGCTGGCCGACTTGCTACCTTGTCCCACGTTTATGACAGGTATGGGTCTATTGAGGCTGCAAAAAAGGTCATGTCTATGCGACGTGGCTCAGCAGAGTCTGCATTTCAGTACAAGAAGAGGCAGATTGGACTAGACATCATCAATCAACTCGATCGCCCAGGCTCAATGTACGACATTGGCGATGGAGTAATGAGAACCGCCGATGATTCAATCAAGGTACTCCAGGAGAGGGGTGTCATTGCTGGAGGCATGCAGCAATACATTGACATCAACACCTTTGAACAGTCGATGTCCGAGATCTACACATCTGCTGGTCAAAATGCTGTTTTTGATAAGGCAAAGAAGTTCGGTAGCCTGTTTGAAGACGCCGTCATCACTGGAGTGCCGAACCTTATCGCTGGTTCTGTTCTTCCTATTGGCATCCCCAAGAAGCTTGGCTCTGTTGTCGGTAGAAACATCGAGAACCAAGCCAGAATAGCTACATTTATTGTAAATACGAAGAAGACTGGAAGCTTTGACACAGCAGCCAAGCAAGTAGACAAGTTCTTGTTTGACTATGACGACCTGACTCCATTCCAAAAGGACTGGATGAGGCTCGTCTTCCCGTTCTTCACATGGACTCAGAAGAATGTTGTTTTGCAGCTAAAGATGCTGCAAGAGAACCCTGTTTTCTACTCACAAATGCAGCGTCTGTTGATCCATCAGGGTCCAGAGCTTGTAGAAAAGTACAACGCTGAAACCCTTGGTATTCCGTATGTGCCAAGGTACGGCTCATCGCCTCAACAGTTGGCCCTGAGAGACGAACACGCCAGGAACATGATTCGGTTCCCGGTGCCAGGAAAGCCTGGGTACTATGTTGAAGGTCTTGGGCTACCTCAAGAAGCGTTCTTTGAACAAATGAACATGATTCAGCAGGCAATCAGTTCTCCCATTGGCGAAGAAAGGTTCGACAACAGAAAGCAACATCTTCGTATGCTTGGACAGACCCACTATATGTTTAAAACATTTATGGAGTTGGCTGTCCTCAAGCACAACACCTTCATGGACATGCCAATAGTTGACGCAACAAACGGTAGACGAGCAATGGAGGTCATTGATGGCGTCAGAAGAATGCCCATTATTGGACAGGGGGTTGCTGATTACATCGTAAATGAGGCTGGAATCACGGTCACGCAACCATGGAATGCAAAGAAAGGCATGTTCATGGACGACGTACACATCAATGGAACAGCAAACTATTTGATATCAAATCACCCATGGTCAAGAGTTTTGAATGACGCAGCGGGTGTCGCAATGCTGTACAATATGACATACTTGGACAGGCTTCCTGCCGACATGCGTCTTCAGTACTCAACATCTGAGTATGAGCCAATACCCAGTTGGCTTAAAATCGCAGATGCAATGGGCGGTATTAGAATCATCGCAGACAATCCACAGGCGCGAAAAGCGCGTATTGATTATGAAATAAACCAGCGGTACAAAGAAGCCTTTAGGCGGGCAGGTATTACTGGCGAGTTTGAAATCCAGACCATCAGGAAACAACAATGAGCATTCGTTCTTGGAGCAAGGCGTCCTTTTCGTACCATCACGGTGCGTCACTGACCGGAAACTTCCAAGTTTTTGAGGTAACTCAAGACCTCACAAACTCACCAGATTCGGACTTTTTCCCGGATACTTGTAATATCCAGTCCATTGAGTTTGAGTTTACGGCCAAGTCGAGCGCGTCCAGCGTGACGGCATACATTGCTCGCGACTCAGCAGGAGATGTTCCAATTACTCCAGGAACCACATCTGGGGCATCTCAAAGCATTACTGTTGGTGCAACAACAGCAACTAAGGGTGGAGCTGCATTGATTGTAGACAATGACTACACATTGGACACTGGGGTATCAAACTCAAGTCGACAAAAGATTTATGTGGTAGCCAAGGTTGATGCTGGCACACCTACTGCAAACATTCGCGTCAACTGGAGGGGGTAATGGGCGGGTCAGTATTTGATAACGACAGCCTTACCGGCGTTACCGCTACAAGCGCAGAACTAAACCTGCTTGATGGCGATACTAGTGTTGGCTCTAGCATTACAATTACCAATACTGATGGCTTTATTGTTAACGATGGAGGAACCACTAAGCTGATTCCAGCTTCCGATGTCGCTGCTTATGCAGCCGCTTCGGCTGGTGACATCACAGCGGTTACTGCTGGAGATGGTCTCACCGGTGGGGGCTCTTCAGGAGCACTTACTCTTGCTGTTGGTGCCGGTACTGGTATTGCTGTAGCAGCAGACGCTATTAGCGTTGATGTCTCAGACTTCATGACGAATGGTTCAGATAACCGAATCATTACTGCAACTGGCGCAGACGCAATGAACGGAGAAGAGAACCTCCAGTTCGATGGCACTGGTCTGAAGATCAAAGAGGCTGCTAATGCATCGGGAGACACTGCTGCATATGGCCAGCTATGGGTAAAGACCGCTACACCAAACGAGCTTTATTTTACGACCGATGCCGGCGATGACATCCAGATTACTAGTGGCACTGCTATTGCCGGTGGTGGTGGTGGTGGTGTTGCTGCCGACGACGAAAACCTTATCCTTCACATGCAAGTATTCGCGTAAGGAGCACACATCATGGCGATTATTTCTAAAGACCATCTCAGCCACTCAGTGGATGGCAAACCGATTGCTGTTCCAATCAACAGCAGCTTTCAAAATGTTCATACAGGCCCAACGAACACGGCCCATTTCCATGAAGTCTGGCTGTGGGTCAACAATGCGAATGGCAGTGTCAATGAGCAAGTGACGGTGCGGTTCAATGGTTCCAATAACGATGGCAAGATTAAAGTTATTGTGCCACCGCAAGAAACCCTCCTGGTGCTTCCTGGCATTCCGATTAAGGGTAACGCATCAGCACTTGTGATTGACATTGGCGGGAGTTCCGCTAACTCAGCGAACTGTTTCGGCTATGTCAACAAGATCGAGGGCTAATAATGTCCCGTACTAATCGAGTCCCTGGTCCTATTGGCAAAGCTTCTACAGGAACCAGCAAGCTTCCGAATGGCGTCAATGACTGGATTTCCATCAACCCACTTGACGCTGGTCAAGGGTGGACATTTCACCAAAGCTCGCAGGCAAACCTGGTCAGCCTGACCACCTCAGCCAGTGGTATTAGAATACAGCAAGACATCACCAAAAACGGAAGCAATGAGTGTAGGTGGAACCATTCGGCAATGAGGGCGGATCGGTATTACGCAAAGCTCAGGGGGCCGAATGGCGATCTGACGTGGGCAGACAACTTTACTCTTGATATTTTAATATCTCTGGAAGCTGTAGGCTCAAATACTGGAGGGCCTGATAAAAGCGGTGTTTGGATAGGGCTTGCGGATAAGGAGATTGAAACAGGCGAATCACAAGTAGCTATGGCGGGCGGATGTCTATATTTTAACAACTACAACGCAACGAACGCCGATCCAAACCAACCCTCCGCCGGAGCATTAATCGGTGGCGATACCAACACCACGTCCAATGCTTCTGCCACTTTTCGTAAAGCATATTTGACGGTGAGCCCAGTGATCGATGGGTCAGATGACGACGGCAATCCGCAAACTCGGTCTGTGTCGTTACAGATGATAGATCGGTTTGATAAGCTGGTTGGTAATCTTAACTCTGGTACACAGACATTTGAGTACAACGCTGATACGCAAGGTGAAGACCCGGTCTATATCTTTTTTGCGCCTTGTTTTGTTGGTTCCAACAACAACTCTAATGCTAATACTGATACTACTTTTAAAGCGTGGTACCGAATCACCATGACTGAACTCAGCCCAACCTACAGTCCAGTTACTGGCTAATACCTACCTCTACAAAACTAAGGATTAAACATGAGCATTAAAGTTTCTGGATTTAGCAGTGCTGCTCTAGACTACAAAATTATCAACTTTGATAACCAGCAAAGCCCAACTGCTGCTATTCAAGAAAACGTTACTGGAACCTCCGGGCGATGGTATTCAGCAGAAGTTGATAACAAGTCTGGAAGTGCTGTTTATCTTCGTATGTATGACGGATCTGCGCCAACACTTGGCACAACTGCTGGTCACTGGGTTTTCTATGTTCCGGCTACAACGAGGACTACATTTGAAGTTCCTGGTGGAGCGCCATTTACAACAGGTCTAAACATTTGGACTACTCGAAATGCAGCAGCCAAGGACACCACCGCTCCAAACACTAATGGCTGTATCGTTACAGTCATCACTTCATAGAGGTTTAAAATGGCTGTTACCGTTAGCACCATTGCTGATCCGCTTGGCACCAAACTAGTCATTGATGTAGATGCTGATGCAACTGCTGAAACAAACGTTACTGGTGCCGCTACATCTATTTATGCTGTAGAAATCGACAACACTGCAAATGCAGTGCCTGTTTATTTGAAGCTATCTAATAGCGCAGGCTCTCTTACTCCCGGAACAACAGAACCAAACATGGTCATCAAGTGTGCTGCCTTGTCTAAGCAGACTCACATGATTGGGTCTGGTGTAGTGTTTGATGTCGGTCTTGGTTTCTGGTGCGTTCTAAGCCCATACTCTCTGACCAATGATGACGCAGATGCAGCCAATCCTCCAGCAAGCAGTGTTCCAGTTAAGATTCTTTGTACTTGAACATATTGAATGTGGCTAACAGTACAGACTGTAGAAGCAGATGCTGCCCCCCAGGCCAACGGTTGGCTCTTCATTGGGTGTACAATCAATGATTGAGCTTCCTGCACCACCCGAGGCCACGATGAGCAGATGCAAGAGTTGATACCCTGTTAGCCGGGGACGGTTGCTGCTAGATGGGCTGGTATCTCCCTCTGTCCTGGCCACTCGTTTTGTGGTGACCGTCCCGTCATTTTAATATATTAAATATATGATGAAGATTTTGAATATGGAACCAGTAACTATTACGAGCGTTGCTATTCTTGCCGCACTGGGCGTAGGCTTTGGTGCTGGCTGGGGCCTGAAGCCTGATGCTGGCGCAGAAGCCATTGAAGCGCAAACAGAGGCCATTAAAGAACTGAATGACGGCAACCAACAGCTTGTCGATAAGGTTCAGCAGGTATCTGTAGAGGAGGCCAAGCGCGAGTCTGCTATTGCAGATAAGCTCACCGAGCTTCCACCACCCTGCATTACAGATGTAGGCGGAGACCCTATGTCACTTCAATGTATGTGGGCATTGTGTATTCGTACTGGTGAAACAGATAAGCAACGATGCGAACCCTCCAAGTTGACCGACAGGCTTCTTGAATCATATAGTTGTACAGACTGACGGAGCCTACCGTGGAACTCAAGGACGCAGCAGTACCGGGGATTAGTATTGTATTTGCTGCGGGCATCTCTTTTGCATCTCTTGAGTCTGTAGCTCAAGACAATGAGAAGCTTGATAAACGAGTGACTCATCTCGAATCCAAAGAAGGTCATCAACAGATCGTTGACCTCAAGATTGAGGGTATTGAAGAGCGCCTCGATAAGATGGAAGAGATGATGAACAAGATGGTTGAGATTCAGCAGAAGCAGGCAATCAATCAGGCAAAGATTTGCGCTGCCACTAATGCTGGATGTGACTAATGCGACCCAAGATTCTCGATTATGCCGAGTACCTTGGCCACTCTGTTTTTGAAGAGGGTCAGTACAACGTAAACATTATCGGTGTTCGATCTGCTGAGCATGAGGCCAACCGATTCGATGACGTCATCTACTGTGTGTACAAGGATGAGAACGACGAATGGGTAGAGAAGTCTTGGCCCTGCACTACTGAGCCTGGAAAGTACTGGCTAGAGAACCCGACGAATGTGAACGGAACTGCTGTGCTGGTACCCGGTCAATACCGTGGTGTATGGAAGATCGACCGACATCAAGGGAAGTACGATGCGCTCTGCCAAAGGAACGGTAAGGTCAAGGTTTATCGTGACAGCAATAAAGACGACGTCATTGATTGTGATGTGGACTCTATTACTGAGGGCTTCTATGGCATCAACATTCACAAGGCGGGCAAAGCATCAACGCAGATAGACAGATGGTCTGCTGGTTGCCAAGTCTTTGCGAACGCCAGTGACTTTGCTGAGTTTATGGGCATCTGCTACAAAGCCCGAGAGGCTTGGGGCGACTCGTTCAGCTACACGCTTGTTGATCAAGGCACTATCTAATGGAAGCGCTGATTGATTCTCTGCTGGCTGATGGTCACCTCGGTATCTTTGCAGCGTTCCTGGTCTACCAGTTTATGACGATGCAAAAGCGATTGGATAAACTTGTAGAAGGTTTCCAAGAACAGCTAGACGATATTCGTAGAGACTACGATGAGCGTACAGACAAAATGCGTGAGCGGTACGATAGAGTCATTCAAGAATATCGAGACAACAATGACAGCCAGTCTAAAGAGTTTCTTATTGCTAGAACAAAGGTCCACAACGACATTGTAAGCAAGCTAGAACGAGTCTTGGATAGACTAAAATAAAAAACCGCCAGAGAACCCCACGTTCCCTGACGGCCTTCATTACCCACTCACCATAATGATGAGTGATTATCCTAGCTTGCTCATTATCTTTCGACAAGACCTGCAAGTAATAGCCATGTTGTCTGTAGTGTAGAAGACATCTTCTATTGATCGACCGCAAAGGGTTGACTCAACCTTTCTTGGCTTCTTCCAAAAGAGCAGGAAGCAAGGCTTCTTTGGCTCAATGATTTTGTGAAGCTTCTTTTGTCTGGGCATTGCGTTCTCCAAAGTGTGCCCCGAATCCTACAATCGGTAGGAGATGATGTGACAATGAATGACCAAGTTCGGAACACATCAACGTGATTGTAGAAGACGGGGGGATGCTGGGGCGGTTGGACTCGAACCAACAACGGTCGGGGTAACAACCCGATGCACCTGCCTGTGGCGCTTCACCCCATCAAAATAATTGTATCTTAGTTGCTCTTACTGCGCTTCAGGCCATAGTTGTCTTTTGCCCAACCATTTCCTCTCAAGCTGAATGACGTAAGGCTAATCTTTTTTACCATTCCCATGGTGCATTGAGCGCACTGTGGCGGGGGATCGCTGTGTTTTTGTAGTGTTTGCTTTTCGACAGCACACGATGGACATTTCCATTCAAAGATTGGCATTTTAGTCTGCCCTCTCAAAAGCATAAATACCGGCAAGCGTTGGCAAAAGCTTGTACGACTGACCTGATCGAGTTCCATTGACCAAGTAACCGCAACTTTTCAATGAAGTACGCTCTTGAATGTATGTCCTCTCACGTCCAAGCATGTCCTGCGCAATCTCTTTGATTGTCCACTCATCCGGTTCACTGCAAACGTAGTTCAATATGTGCCACGCTGTTGAGCCTGACTTGATATTTCGTGACAGCTTGCTTGGCGCTCGACGTTTCACGATTACTTCGGGCTCAACTCTAAAGCCTTTGTTTCTTTTGTTCTTCATGTTTACCTCTACATTTTAAGTTTGTGCGCATACATTGCCATACAGGCGGCGTCAGCTAGGCCGTCGTGCGGTTTGCGGCGCCGCCCAGGGGTCAGGTCCAGGCTGGGCATTCGAGACATTACAGCGTAGATAGAGCGCCCTTTCCCGTCACCAGGAACTCCAGCAAGAACATCCTTTATCCATGCCGATGCCCTGACTTCTGCAAGGGGTATGTTGTGTGATGCCAACACACCAACCCACAGTCCGTACCCATACCCACAACTGAACATTGATGTGACGCCTTGTCCTGGCATTGCGTGTTGCTTTTCAAGAACAGCAAGTCGGACATTATATGACTTGACTATGCAGTTGATGGCGAACGACATCCTTGGTGCGAGGTACTCTCGCTTGGAGCCTTTACCAACACCTATGGTGAAGTCTTCCTTTGTAAGGTGTGCGGCTATGACTTTTCCACAAGAGTCTATTGCGACCATTGCGCCATCTTTTCCTGGGTCTATTCCAATATAAACGTCTTCTTTCACTTGGGTGGCCTCAAGTCAAATGCGGCAAATGGGTCATCAATATCTTCGCTCACTATGCATTCGGGTCCAACCAGTTTCCACCACCAGGACTCATGCTGAATGCCTGCCCACTCGCTAATACAACAGCGTGTCGATTTCTTCAGATACGTTCCGCACTCCGATAGGGTGATTGCACCAGAAGGCGCGCTCCACCCATCAAGCCAAGAACAGAACGTAGACACCGCTATATCAATGCCATGCTTGTCCCGGATGTCTTCAATGCATTGCTTGACCGTTCCAGTCCTATGCACCTTGGATAAAAGGAGCGCCCTCCCAATAGTAGGAGGACGCTTCCTATGTTTCCAGGATTTTGCTCTGGCTTTGAGCAGCTTCCTATTACGTGGCACTCAATGCGTCCTGCGTGATGCCGAAGTCAGAGTTTCGTTTGCCTGACCGATACCAAAGGAGACCGCCGTCGCCATCATTAAAGATGACACTCATTAGTTCTCCCTTTGTATCCACAGAAACGACTGTACTATCGTCATCAATAATCCTGTAGATGCTTGACCTGACTGCACCTACAGTATGTGGAACTACAACAACAGGCCCGACTGTATCATCAAAACTAGAATCCATAGTCTTCTTCACCACCTGCTCCATTAGAAGGTGCTGAACCATTGGGCTTGGAAGAACGTGGAGGGTACTCGGAAGGCGCTTGGCCTTGAGCACTTCCGATCGATTGCTCAACATCCTCGCCAAGGCGAGAGACAGACGAGGCGGTAATGCTCGTAAACCAGACCTTTCTGCCATCTTTTTCATACGATGAATGCTTAATAGCTCCTTCAACACTAATCAGTTCTCCTTCCCTCATTGAGGACATAAGCTCTCCAGTACGTCCAAAGCCCTCAATAGAATGAGTGGAGTCGAATCGTCGGCCATCATGGATAATCTTCCATGTCCCAAGCCTAAACGTGGTTGCAGACCCCCGTGATTGTGGGTCGCTCTTCACCTTACCTACCAACATTACCTTGTTAATCATTGTGTTCTCCTACACTGACTTTGATTTTTTGGTTTTTCTTGAGCCAACGTGACTCTTGTACATGCTCCTCTGCAAACGGGAAGCACCGTTTGTAGTATCTGCAATAATCGCATGGGAAGGACAGGATGCCCTTCTTATTAGGCCCATGCGGCCTTTCTATCTCCTCTGGTTCAACGCTTTGTATTACCCGTCTAAACTTGTCTTTGATGGATTGTACGTGTTCTGGATCGTACTTAATCCACTGACCGTGCAGTGGTGACACTGGAAGCCAGCTACCATCATCGTAAACCTCAGCATCCTTGGCTCCAGCAGACTTGCTGTATGCAATAAGGTACGCCCACTCTGCCCCCTTACAATGCATGTAAGACTGCACCTGACTGTAGTAAGAGTCATTTGGTCCGAGACCTTCTTTACGAAACTTACCAAAGCCGAACTCAGACATTGACTTGATTTCAAGCACTGCATTTATTGGGTCACTATCCTGGGACATGATCACCATGTATCCGTCAGGGTGTCCCGCTATCTTTGCGGTATGTCCTGGTCGTATAGGCACCTCCATATAGACCTCCTCCTGGTCTGACAACGCATGGTGGACAGCGCCAATAGATGTTCCCTCAAGGGCCTCGATGAGAGCAGATGCAAGGATTGCTTCCGTGATGTCTCCTACAATAAATGCAAGCTTTGAAGCCGCATCAATTCCAAGTCCATCTTCTTCTGTATGGTGGTACTGATACGCAAGTTGCCGAATACAAGCACCGCTTTGAGAAAGCCTGAGAGATCCAGTAGAACTGCGCTTCTCATACAATTGTCTAAGTATAGAATCACCAAGACCCTTTGCAGAGTGCTGGTCATTCATCAGCTTCTTTGGATTTGCAAGTCTATCTGCAACAAGAGATGCAATGTCTGGCATCCAAAGCGGTTGCCCGTCCTTATCAATATTAGTCCACCGCATCTGACACCTCTTCTTCATCAAGAGATTTTATATAGTCAACAAGGACACAAAGGCTTACACCTCGCCCACTCTGCACCATGGCCATTCTGCCAACCACCGTTACCAAGTCTCCACTACGGGAAAGCTCATCAACAAGAGATGCGGCTTTTCCAATAGCCATGATTGGAACTCGTAAATCATATCGAGGATTGTGTTCGCTTGGATTGAACAACCTCGCTGAGATTTTCATACCAGAGTTCTTTGTCTGAGATAGTCGAGTAGTCCCGTCTATGTATCCAATAGCAGTAACGCTTGTTGGAAATCTATGTTTAAAGGACATCCTTCCCCTCCTTTGTGCAAGCAAGGCACACTCTTTGTCCTGTGTTTAGGTCTCTTTTGACTATGGCTTTAGAGCTATAGTTTTCATCGCAAAGGCTACATATTTCCGCTGGACTACAGAACTCCTGATCTCCAACTATGAAGCCGTGACTGGCACACTGTTTGCACCAGTTTTCGTTTAGGTCAACAATGTAGATGAGCTTTTCTGGCCACTTGATATTAGCAGTACAAACTGCACATTCAGCCACCTAAGCACCAATCCAAACAAGGTAGTCCACGGCAAGGCTCTTGAGCATACCGGCCTCATCAAGGCCACGCATTGCTTGAACCATAGAAGCAAGCTCTTCAATAGACATTTCCCGTGGGTTTATGTCTTCTGGTTTGGGTCCGCTTACCCACTTACCATTGCTTCTCTTTGCCATTGCAGCAGCCATCGCAGCCCTGGCCAACGCTTTTTCAATCTTGTTTATTATCAGGATTTCCTTCACATCCAACAACAAATCATGTTGTGATGGAAGCTCCACGGTCTTTCGTTGCTCTGGCTTTGGCTTCTCTGCTGGTGGTGCATCACCATACAAATGAGGCTGAAGCTTACGAAGAGACGGTGCAACGCCGTAGGTTGTAGTCTGTCCACGCTTGGCGCACACTACAAGGTAATGCTTTTCTACATAAGGCTTCTCTGGAGAAAGGTTTACCTTTGTTTCTCCAAGAGAGTACAAGTGACGACCAATGCCCCACTTAACTGCGGCACGCTTGAAGGCATCAGAGATGCCGCCCTTGTCACCCTCGATGTTTGTATTGCCTGCACCATCACTCTTGGTGACCCACTCGCCATCAATCTTGATTGATAGCTCACACATGTTCTTGCCGCTTGCGGTTTCAAAGTACTTGTCTTGCCAGTTCTCTGGGCCTACGGCCTCGTCTAGCCGGTCCATTACAGCACGGGCATCCAGATAGCAGAGCACACGAGCCCAGCTACTGTAGGCGCGGTCAATCCTCCAGAATACGTCCTTGTCATCGAAGGGCTTTGTGAGTTTGTTCCAATCCATTGTCGATCTCCTTTTTGAGAAACATTGCTAAGGTTTGTAAGCTGCCCAGGAACACAGCCGACGGTACTCTTTGGGGCCGAACAAGCCTGTCTATGAGTACCTTTGTTGGGGGGTGACCCCGACGAATGATGTTGTAGATGTCTGCCTTTACGATTCCTGCTTCGCTACAGACTTGTGTAAGTGTCTTTCCTCTTGCATCCGCTACTAGCTTCAACCTGTGAAGTAGTGATTTTCCGTCAAGCTCTGTTCGCTTTCTCTGCCTGCCCATAGTTAACCCACTGTTACCTATAGTCAAGCACTAAAATGTGGTGTCCAGTCTGGCTTCTGAAAGCCGTCGTCGAAGGCATCGAACACACGCTGCACGTTCAACTGTGAATAGAGGACCACGTCCTTCTTTGAGTGGTCTCGGCTCTTCAGTGAGATGAGTTCAAAGGGTTGCATTCTGGCTGCAAGCTCCTCGTTTGTGTACTCATCCCCCATCGGCTTCTTCGGCTTCTTGTATTGAAACTGCCTGTATACGCCAAAAGCAAGAGCAGCGTCATGCAATGGCTTGTCTGAACCACGGAAGTGGTGGGAACTGGGGACACCTTTGCGACCCTCTGTATACACTTCCTCAGTGCCCCGGTTCAGTTGCATCATAGATACAATCGCTACGTTCTCTTGCTTTGCACAACGACGAAGCGTCTCGCTAATCTCGTCCACCTCCCAAGACCGATTACGATTTGATGGTAGATGTGACGGGGGTCTTATCAACTGCAAGTAGTCAACCCAAATTACTTTGCACCCATGTTGACGAACCATCCTGCGAATAGATGACTCGACAGAGTCAGCAGTATTCGAGTTGTCGTCAATATAGATAGGCTCCTTTGCAAGTTGCTCGGCTGCATCTAATACAAGCTCTGCCTCTGCCTCACTCTTTTCATGCAAAGCTGAGATTGACACACCAGCAACGATAGATGCCATCCTGTCTACAAGCTTCCACCTTGGCATTTCAATAGAGAGAACACCTTGTGGAATGCCAGACATTGCTGCACGCAGAACAGCAGACACCAAGAACATTGTCTTACCAATCTCTGGGCGACCACCGATGATTGTCATGTAACCACGCGGCCACCCAACATAATGTTCGTCGAATGTACCAAACCCTGTTGGAACATACTCGACCTCTTCACCAGACATAATCCTACGCCAAGATGCTTTGCGCTCTGCCGCAGCCTCTTGCATTGAAAGGATGCCTTTTGTTTTGCCAGAGTCGGAACTGATATCCAATACAGAAGACTCGGCGGAACTTATGATGTCCGACGGCTCCATACTAAGCTCTTCTAGATTGCCAATGATAATCTTGGCAGCAAGCTGCAATCGACGAAGTCTTGAGTGAGACTCAATGCGTTCAGCATACTTACGAAGAATGCCATCAACAGCTACTGTGTCATCACCCAAACCACATACATAAGCAGCACCACCATACTGTTTAATGGTATTACTACCTACACTTTCAATGAGTGATACCATATCTGCTGACTTATTTTCAGCTACTCTAGATTGTACCCATTTAAATATATTCTTATGGTACTCACTAGAGAAACACTCAGTATTAAGTATGTCATCAACTAGTACTAATTTAGAACCATTAGATACTAAAAGAGTACCAAGTAACTGCCTTTCGGTTTGCATTGGTTTTAAGTTGTCATTCATCATCAGCCCTTATTCAACTGCTTAGTTTCGGTTCGTTTCGATTCGCCGCTTGCTCTGTCGGCCAGGGCAGGTTAACTCGCGGTGAACAGGAGGGCAAGCAAGATGTCGAAAGACCAGGTCTCACAAGGCTTTAGCCTTGTGGTTTCTCGAAAAATCCGGGAACGCAGGCGTGACGCAGGCATGTCTCAGCGGACGCTTGCGAGCCACCTGGGCGTGACACCAGCGGCTGTGTGCTACTACGAGTCTGGATCAAGAACACCATCACTAAATGTACTTATCAAAATCATTTGTGTTCTTGGGTTTTCATTAAGGGATTGTATTGAAACCCTGGAGGCGGCAGGAGTTGTCAAACAAAAAAAACGGTGAGGTGTCTCCTACAAAGGCACTTATTGCAGGAAGGACAGACCTTAGAAAGCTTGGCATTCCGCTTGGTTGGTACTACCAGCGTGAAAGGAAGCGTGTGCGATGGAGAATACTTAACGTAGGAATCGTACAGGTAGGTATCAGCAACTACTATATTGGTGTTTGTATCGGCAGGCGCGACATCTTCCTTGGAAGAGACGGGCGATTGTGGAGGTACGATGGTGCAAAGCTTGAACACAATGTACCTTCAAACCTTGGGCTATCAGAAGAAGACCTGACCCCGTGGGCGAATGCAATATCTCGCACAATCATAGATAGGTTGTCGCCAAAGAATGAACTGGATGTCATAGAGAAATCCAACACAAGGTATAGAAAGATAGTTCTTGCCCTCGTAAAAGAACGCATACTGGACGCGGCAAGCCTTGGCTATGAGGTGTCCGCAGAGACTTTTGCAAGAGGTGTCTCTTCTAACTGGGACACAAAAGATCTTTTGTACCCAAGGATAATAACAATACGTCACGCTACAGTGACTGCACTTGTTCTTTCATTACAAGCAAACAAAGCTGCTCAACTAATAGAGCTTGCTGCAATGATTGAAATGCGTGTTCCGATTGTTTCAAGAGAGGCAGCACTGGCTATCTATCAGCAGTCGGTGTCTCTGTTGTCCAGGCTCTGCCCCCAGTGGTGGAACCAGGGCTATACATGTCGGTGGGAGTTGGTGGGAGACATCGAAAGGCTGTTCCGATCACAGTACATAAGAACGCTAAATGACTCCTTTGAAACTGGAATACAGTTTGAAACCGCAGGAGGTATTACACTTAATCGGTTGACAAATAGCGATCCTTACAGTACAGTAGACCTTGCATATGAAGAGTGAGGGTACTATGGGCAGGAAGAAAATCGTTCTATCAGATGAACACTATGCATTGCTTGGGCAGATATACGACTCTGAGCTTGCGTCTATTGCAGGAGTAAGCGCAGTCACCATTCAAAGAATCAGAAGGCGTTTGCGTATTCCTCGATGCAGCCCAAGCAATAACAAAGATCATTGCAGAAGAACGCTTCGTAAAAAGTATCCAGGCATGTACGAAATGCTTGGAAACAAAAGCGACTCTTTGATTGCAGACAAGTACTCAATATCCAGAGAGCGTGTTCGCCAATACAGAGCAGCGCTTGAAATAGAAAAGCCAAACTCTGGGATATTGTATCGACTGGATGATGATGACTCTAAGTTTATACTGAACAACTTAGGCAAGATATCTGATGCTGAGCTTTCAAGAACAGTTGGCATATCTGCATCTGCAATCTCTAAGCTTCGCAAGAAATACAATATTCCAGCTCACAAAAGTCAAGAACACAAACGCAGAATATCTGCAATAGCATCAGTGATTGATCGCCTGGGCGTAGATAGCGACCACTCTATTGCTATGGATATCAATGTTCCTACTGAGTTTGTAAGGCGTAGGCGTATCAAGCTTGGAATCAAGCCGGTCCCTACACGCAGGTGGGATTACGCGGGCTGGAAAAGGCAGGCTGGCTGAGCCGTAGACTTGGGGCTCTCTACCCCCTGAACGAAGTGAAGGGGGATAGAGAGACCCACTTCGTCAAAACCAAACCGTCGGCAAAGTCCGGCAAGGGAAAACAAAATGTTTCGATGGAACATTGAGAAAGTAAAAAACTACAAAACAGCATGCTGGACCGAGAAGGATGAGCATGGTCAGAGACGTTTGCAAGAGGCTACTGAAGCACTTGTCAATGGAACATGGTTCATTGGTATCAGTGACATCACCGCAAAGAACTACGAGAAAGTATACGTGCGGTATGAGATGGCTCGCTTTGCCAGTGAGCCTGTTGCTCAAATGTTTGACCCAAAGAAGGGGCATCTGGTTGCAAGAAGGATCACACTCGAAGAGGTGAAAGCACACATTGGTTTGTGGACAAATGCAACCCGCCTCACTGATGCTCAATACAAGAAGCGTCTCATTGAGCACATCTCTGACCGTGCAGAAAGGTGCCTTCAATATGCAAAGGAAGATGCTGCAAAGGGAGGTGAGTGATGAACATCTTTGTCGTTGATGAACACCCACGAAAAGCAGCACAAATGCTTTGTGATCAGCATGTCGTAAAGATGGCTCTTGAGTCAGCACAAATGCTATCGACCGCTATCAATAACAATGGTGGCGTTGGCCCATACAAGTCAACCCACAAGCATCACCCCTGTACTATCTGGACGGGGGAGACGCTTGGCAACTGGCTTTGGTTGTATGACCACGGGATTGCACTGTGCGATGAGTACTTGCTGCGATTCCAAAAGAAGAATGCAGAGAAGAAAGACCACAAGTGCAGGTCGATTATCAATGAGTGCCTGAAAGTATTAGACGCAACGAGTCTCATTACTGGCCTTAGAAAGACTCCGCATCCTCTCTGTATGCCAGACGAGTACAAGACAGACAACGTAGTTGAGTCATACCGATACTTCTACAACATGGAGAAGTGTGACTTTGCAACGTGGAAACACTCAGACCCACCGCAATGGTGGGACTGGAAGCAAGGAGGTGAGGTATGAGTAAGCATACAGTTGGACCTTGGGAAGCGTCGGAAGGCTACCCCTCGGACATCTGGCACGTTGACATGCCGAGTCGAGGATATTCCGTCGTAGTATCCAGAGCAGAAGAAGATTGGGACATGGCTGTCGAGGAGGTGAAGGCCAACGCTCGACTGATTGCGGCGGCACCCGACCTATTGGATGCGCTGGAAACATTGCTCCCATATTTGGAGCAGCGTTCGCAACCCGGCGAAATGTGGGCAGCACTGTGTGCCCGTAAAGCAATCGCCAAAGCCCAAGGAGGTGAGTGATGACCTTCTATTACACAATCTATAGGGACATTGATTCAACCGATGAGCAGATGGAAATCAATGTGTGTGGGTACTACGACAAGGACGCCGGCTTTGTAGATATTGAGTGGGCTATCGACACATTCAATGACAGTCCTGTTGAACTCACAGTCAAAGAACACGAGGAGGCTTGTACTGTTGGCCTCAATGAATGGCTTGAAAGGGAAGGTGAGTGATGACCTACGAATCGAATGCAAGTGAAGTGCTTGATGCATTTGGCATTGAGAAACACGTACCGTCGAGATTTGACCCGGACAAACACAACCCATTGTGGGCAGAGGACATAGATAAACAAGAAGACGTTGATGCTCTTATGTCGCTAAACCCTTGCCCTATACCTGTAAATGGCAAGATGGCTACTACTGTACGGTTTTCGCTTGAGTCTGATGGTGAAGAGGATTTGGTCAAACAACAAAAGTTCCGACAAGAATGCATAGAAAGCGCACTATACAGACAAAGCCGAATGAGTTGGACAGAATCTGATTTTGAGGATTGTCGTGCCCGACTTGAGAAAGAGCATCCGCCAGCAGAAAAGGGTCAATATAGATCTATACATTTTAGGTACTGTTGGGGAAAGAATGAAGATGGCGATGATATTTGGTTGGGATGCAGAGATCCCTTGAAAGAAGTTCATATTTCATGCCCAGTTTTAGAGCAGTACATTGAAGAGGGCGGAGGTATCGGGGTTGGAGAACATCGCTCCAATACAAAAGTAAAAACCATACACCTAACAAGTGGTGGATGTGAGCTTTGGTCATCGCTTTGTGGCAATGGGTCAGGGGGCTTCGAGAATGATCTGAATATGATTATTGATGCCGCCTATCAGGGACAGCCTGAAGAGGTTGGCACTTACAAAGTGTGCCCTCACTGTCGAAGGATTGCAGAAGCACGCTTCAAACGCAAGCGAACCAAGCGCAAACCAGTCGGGCCGAAGCCACCAACACAAGAAGAGATTGAGCGTGAAGAGCAACTGAAGCGTGAGAGTGAAGAGCGAATCGAACGGTGGCGTAAGGAAAGAGAGATTGAAGATCGTAAGTACGCCAACAAGCATCTCGATGTAATCGAAATGCACTACCCAAGGGCAGACAAAGCAACGCGCGAAGCTGCTTTAGTAAGCCTGCTGAAGTTTTGGCAAGACGACATGACGGGAGGTGAGTGATGCCAAGCACAATGGAAGACCTTGAAATGGCAAGAGCAGTGTTGTCAGACATCAAGTACTCAATCAGAGTGACAAAGAAAGCATGTAAAACATGTGGCTCTGAACGATGGGATGACTGGCGTAAGTATCAAGTGAGGAGCAACATCGATGGTGCCCTTACAAGAATAGAAAAAGCAATGGAGCTTATCGATGGAAAGTAGATTCTCACCACGTCCTATTGGTCACATGCAGTTCAATGACTTGAACTTGATTATATCTGTCGGAACATATGTGGATAACAATCGCCTTGCTGTAATGCTTCACGGCGAGGATGGCTTCCCGTACTCAGTTGTGTCCAAGAACATTCCGTCACTTGATATTGATGGTGATCAGTTCTTTGTGAACTGGTACAACATGTCGCCCGGTCTATTGCAGGCTCTTGATGATTGTGGATTCTTTGAAGACACGGGCAGGAGAGTGAGACCAGACGGCTCGTTTGTCGAGCTACCTCTATGGCAAATGAAGAATACAATCACAGCTAAATACGTGAACACGTATGAGGAGTAGTCCGAAACCAGGGGAGATGGGGTGTTCCACTCCCTGAACGAAGTGAAGGGAGGTGGAACATCCCACCCTCCTCAACCCAACAGCCGGTCTTCAAAGCTCGGCATTCAACAGGAAAGTACGATGCATTCATTCATCTACACACAACCCGACGGCACTCAACAAACCTTCAACGGCGTTACAAAGGAAGACGCCAGGGACCAAGCGCAGCTTGCATTCTTCACTGATTACAGGGCTGGCCTTTGGCAAGGCTTGCGCACAGATGGATGTATTACAGAGGCGGTCGCTAAGAGTGAGACCATCCACATTCCAAAGGATGAGCCAAAGCAAGATGACGTAAGCACAATGTCTATGGATGACATCGATGCATTGCTTGATACCAGTTCAGTCGATGACTTCATGGATGCTGTATGCAATGACGACCCTCCCGTTACAGAGCAAGTCGTTGATGACATGGAGTCACAGTATGAGCAGACAAATGATGCAATGGATTCATTATCTGAAGACATGAACAGCATCGACATTGCTAATGCAACCACGTCACGTCTTGAGATTGCAATGTCTGAAGACCCTCAAGTTCGTGAGGATACTCCAGTATTCCAAGGCGGTTGGGGCTCTGGTGCTAACGGCGTAAGCAATCATGGCGATAAGCGTACTGTTAATGCAATCGAGGTCAGTGAGGTTGCAGTCGAGCGTCAGCAAAAGCATGATGCATGGCTTGCAGACCTTGGTCTGTCACGTCCTACCAAGAACATCTCAATCACAAAAGCTGGGTACAAGCGCGGCACTACTGTGGTTGACCTTGGTTACGATAACCTTTCTGCTGCTCGTGCTGTTTGGGATGAGAAGCCTGATGCATACACTGCTGCAAGGCAGTTCATGAGCATTATTGAAAGCGAAGACCGGATGAGCGTTGACCTTCCGCTGTCTGGATTGCAAATGCGTGACGATGGAATGCTGTTGACCAGCCAGGGTAGCTTCCGATTGGAGGAGCATGGTCTAAAGCAACTGCTTGCAGCATCACGCTTTGGTGTTGGTGAGGACATGTCTTCCGCTGATGCATTGTTTCCTCGCGGCTTTCATACAATGAAGTCACTTGACCCAGATGTCCGAGCATATGTTTTCAATGAGCACATGCGACGTCATTGTAGTCACGACAAGGTCATGAAGTTCCGCACTCGATTGAACGACGGTGCTCGTAGCATCTTCGGCGTCGTTGGTACTGGCTACCAAGAGTACGATGCAGACAAGGTTGCAAACATGATTCAGCTTGCTGTTGATGACATGCCATACAAGGCAGAGATTCAATACAACTCGGAGACTACAAACTTCACAATGGACCTGACAATGCATGCTCCGGCAGACCTGACGGACTTCAGTGCAGGTGACTTGTATGAGGTTGGGTTCCGGTTCAAGGCGAACGACCGTGGGGGCGGCTCAATCAACGGTAGCGCCATTGCATTCTGGAACGAGTGTCTCAACATGATCATTCTGCATTCCAAGAAGAATGAGATCATGCGTGCAATCCACAAGGGCAATATGCAACAGAAGATGGAGGCCATCCGCAAGGGTATGCAAGATGCACGCCCTGCAATGGAGCGATTCGCTCAGGACTGGGGCATCCTCGGACAGACTGCATCAATGGATGTAATCAGTGCGAAGGACACCGATGACTACGCAACTGGTAGTGACAATGCATCGCAAGTCCTTATCAAGAAGCTCGTTGCCGAAGGCAAGGTTGCATCCGGCATTGGTCGTGATGCTGCTGTGCAAATGATGTTCGATTCATATGCAGACCAGGGCGGTGGCGATAGTGTCCAGGATGTAATCAATGCAATCACACGCATGGCCCATCAGCACCTCGTTGATGATTGTGCTCGTGATGTATTGGAGCGCGAAGCTGGCTTGCTTGTTCCTGCTCTTGTTGCACAAGCATAATCATACAAATGCCGGCCCCTTCGGGGGCCGGTGTCTCTTCATAATCAAACTACAAAGTTAGTTTATAAAATGAAAACAGTTGTACAATATATTGTCACATTAAAAGTAAACACTGGCGGTCCTCCAGAATATGTTTCGTGGTCTAACTATGGACGCTCTGGATTGATTGACGCGGTTGAGTCTGTTGATTGGGACGTGTCTCGCGGCTACGCTTTCAATGGCCGTGTTGACCACGTATTGCCGTCCGGTGCCTGTGTCCCTGTATACGAAAGGAATAGCAATGTCTGAGACATACCAAATGCCATGGCGAAAGAAGCTCGACGAGCATTCACTCAATGAACATCGTAAGAAGTTCAAAGACATGCTTTGCAATGACCCTGATTATGAGAGGGTCATCGATACCATTCGGGGATGGAAACATATTGACTTCGCATTGAACGATACACTCCATGGCAGGTATCAGAGCGGCCTAAGTGTCGAAGCATGGGACCGGCTCGGCAATATGTGTTGGGGCGATTACAAGCGGGGTCCAGGCAGGCGCGGACCTGACACGCTATCGTACCGCGTATGCGTATTGAAAGAGGCTGTCCGCCTAATGCAAGAGGGTGAGATACCTAAGCAATAGCGCGCGAATACAGACACAAAAAAAGCCCCGAGGGAGCAATCCCAAGGGGCTTTTCTTTTATCTGCAATGTCTGTTTATTGTGCTATGCACAATACACTTCCCCAGTGTCCCGCCCTCGTATGCACCATGGCTCCTCATCATTGAACATGTGGGGGTCAATGTAATAGCGCCCGTCATTGCCAAGCTCAAGGTACCAAGTGATACCGGTCCATGCGTTTCTGGAGACCCATGCAAAGAGCGTGTAATCCCTCATTGCATCGCCCATTGTGGGTAGTGAGTCCCGTGTGGCTTGGATGCTACGCATTGTCTCTACGCGACGGCTAACGGCGTCCACAATCTCGCTTGTATTGTCATTGCCCAAGCTCTCTATGTCCACATAGTAATCGCGGCCCGAGTGCATCTTCTCGGGATAGATTGTCTCGCTTATGATTTTGCAGTCATTGATACGCATATCGTCTGTCCTTTGGAGCATCGTTGTGCTCTGTATTGCACTTGATTGTGCAAGAAACACACCGGACATATGCCCGGTATGAATCCAATACAATCACTTGCAGTGGCGGATAGCCTCTCCAATCTCATTGTAGACGCGACACCAGTGGTCGTATTGTTGCCGCCCTTGCTCGTCGTCGGCATCGCTATAGCGTGCCCTCTGCTCGTATGCCCTGCGCTCCAATGCAAACAAGTCCCCAAGGGGTAGCATGGCAAGCTTGCCTAATCTGCTGTGGACCGTGTTGGCCTTCAGGTCCAATAGCTTTTCGCGTTCTATTGCGACCAGCTTGTTGCCCGCTTCAATCTGTTTACGCAGTCGCACAATCTCATCGTGCATCTTTTTGCACTCCTCATTGTGCTTCTCAAGCATACGCTCAATAGCTATTATTTCCTTTGTGTACATTGTACGTGCTCCTTTGTTGCGCACTATTCCAGGTCCAGGAAGATTGTGATGAGTGCAAACACAATGAATGCACCCACCACAATCATGTTCCATGTGATTACGATTAGGTCAAGCACCGTAGGTGACCGTGAACAGACCGTTCTCGAAGCCACCGATGGTAGCACCATCAAGAGCAGCAAGCGTAGCTTGCAATGCGTCAGGGGTGCATTGGATTGTGTTGGGTGTGGATGCAAGCTTGGGATTGCGCTTCGCAATGGTCACCTCAGACACCGGAGGAGCCTCCGGCTTAGCCACGGGTGGGGCCTTGCTGATACCCTGCTTTGCAGCCTTCCATGCAATGTTTGCTTCGGAGCGGTCAAAGCCCATTGACTTAGCTTCGCTAAGCCACTTGGGGTATGCACCCTTGCCTTGCATTTGCGATTGTGTAGGCAGGGGACATTGTGTGTGCCCAAGCTCAGCTTGCAACAACTCGTCAGACGACTTGTCAGAGATGACTACGTCATCACCCAACAGTGCCATTACGTCTTCCATAGCTACGCTAACCGGAGCAGCCTTCGGAGCCTTCGGCTTAGGCGCCTCGTATTGTGTGCCGTACTGACGACCGCTGGTCTTGCCCTTGGACAGCGTAGCTGGGTCAGCATTGAGACCGAACGAAGCCAGAACCTGTGCATTATGCTCGCCGATTCTGTACCCGTCGTATTGCTTCCATTGGCCGTCCCGAGACCGTGCAGCCCAACGGTAGTTGGGTACATTGCCAACCTTGGCCTTGAATGCTGCAATCACCTCCGGTGAGTACTTCACGTGTCCGATTGCAACCCCGGCTACACACTGTCCAGAGGACAGACGTGCATTGAGTTTGTTGAGGTCCATCGGCATTGTCGCAATTGCAATACCTGTTTTCACACAGTGAATGGTGTTGGTGACGACGTTGACGGACTTGCTTTGTGTGTTTGTGGCCATGTGGGCCTCCTGTGGACTCGCTTTGGAGCCTGATTTGTGAGTGCCGGTCAACCGTTGACCAGCCCAATCAATGGAACACGATACCGCCAAAACCGCAAATAAAAACCGTCGAAATGACCCCTTGAAGTAGTCCCCGTAGGGGACTCTTCAGAAAGTTGAAAATGCCTCGCATGATGCCTACAAGCGCTCGGACGACGCGAGGGCTATGCAGGGGCTATGCGATCACGTAGCGCGCAACAGCAGCGATTCTGAGCCAGTTTAGGCTAAACAGTTCACCAAAGGTGGATAGTGGGATTGTGAGATGGGTGATGGATGGAGAGGGGGATAGTGTCCTTACTCAGAGAGTAAACAGTTTGGACATTACAAACTTCCTCAGCAATGTGTGATTGCAATAGCGGGTATTGCTAAGCATGGCAGTCCAGGGGACTGTACTCGTGGGATTGCAATCGCGCATGTGTGGGTGTGCGCGCAAGCATGTGGCCCCCTGGGGGTGGGCTCCCCCCCGTAGGCATCTATTACTATAAGAATACCCCCCTGAAAAAAAATTTCCTGATTTCCAATCTGACCCTGTACCCCATCTACAAAAAGTTTTTCGTTTGCCGGGTTGCCCTAATTAGTACTCTTAATTACACTAGGGGTGGTGGTCGGGAATAGATAGTACTTAGTATTAGTATAGTTAGTACTAGTAAGTACTTATAGATTAGAGAAGATAAATAGGTACTTATTAGAGTAGTACTAAGATTAGTGTAATCTAGAGTACTTATTTAGAGTTGTTGCTTCGGTGACCAGTAGTTAGTGTGGTAACTGGAGGTTACCGCCATGAATCTTGATTACGCTCTTGAGGCTCGCGAAGCTTTGCGTTTAGTCTCATTGTTTGAGAAGTACTTCTACGAGATGAACTTTTACTGTGAGGCGACTTACGAAGTTGACGGTGTTTGGTTCCGTTGGAGTCCTCGGGTCAAGCAGATCCAATATCGTGAGAGTCTTGATGACGAGTGGATTCACGTTGCTCGGGTGTTCAAGATGGAGACTCCGGCTTTGATGTTGATGAATGTAGAGCACCTGTTCGCAGCATGTGTGCTTGAGCAGAATCGTGTTGCAACACTTCTTAAAGATGCCACTGGCGCGGGTAATGCTTTTGCTGATACACTCGCTTCAAAGCTCAAGGAAGGGAACACCGATGCCAGGAACCTCTGACGCCATTGCGATTACTACAGAAGACATCCAGTACGACACTATGACGCCTGAAGATGCGTACAAGACTGTGCAGGCTGCAATGAAGAAAGGCCAAGAGGCACTTGATGCTGTGCCAAAGAACATTAAGAAGATGGCTCAGGAGTACTCAGAGGGTGACTTGGTCAAAACAGACTTTGATGCTTACGGAGGTATGTAATGGCTACACCGGATCAAGAGGCTTACGAGCAGTTCACTAAGGCTTTGCGCCAGGGTCAAGCTGGACTTGATGCTTTGCCAGAAGACGTGAAGAAAAAAGCAAAGCGCGAGGCTGAGCGTTCTCTTGAGAAGGAAGACAGGTTTAGCTCTTACGAGCCTATTCCTGGTATGACGCCTACTGGCTATGAGGGTCCAGAGGACTCTTTTGAGACAAAGCCAATGAGCGAGTTGAAGAAAGACCGCTCAGAGTCTGAAGGGTTCGACCCAATCCCTGGTATTGCTCCTCCTAAAGAGCCAGGACCATCAAAGGAGTTTATGGGTCGTGAGGAGTACAAGGGCTTCCGTGCCCCTGCTGGCATGAGTGATGAGCAGATGAAGGCATGGAAGGAGGGTGTAGATGACCGCCTTCTTGAAAAAGAAGATCGTCTTCGTGAGCGTATTGAGTCCGCCAGCCCACAAGATCAAGTAAAAGACTTGATTCGCCGCGCCACAGAAGGAGACATGGAAGCCATTAAGGATATCGGCTATTTTGGCCTCAATGTTGGGTCTATGGTTGGTCCTCAGCAAGCTGCTGCTGATTTGGGTGTTGCCGCTATGGATGCCGCTGAAGGAGACTACTCTGGCGCTGCTGTTTCTGTCGCTGCCGCAGCACTGCCAGTTGTTTCTTCGGGAATGCTAAAAGCTGCAATCAAGAATGTAGAAGCAACCAAACTAATCGATATGATCCCAACAGATAAACAACGTATGGATCACTACGACTACATTGGTCTTCTTGGCATTTCTGGAGTAGACGATACCCTCAAAGGAATGTCAGATGACGCTATTGCAAAAGCATACAGTGAGATTCTTAACGGCGAAAAGATCATTAAGCGGTCCTCTAAAGACCCAGAAAACATCTACAAAAATGATGCTCTTGCCAAATCTAAAGCCATCAAAGAGCAACTACTCTTTGAGATGAGAAAGAGAGCTAGTGGGTCGTCAGAGAAAGCTAAGAAGTTTACTTCTGTAATCTCTGGGGGACGCATGGGTGGTGGTCGAGAAGGTGTCGAGCTAAGAAAGCGCCTTGTCGAATCTTACGACAAAGAGTTTGATAAGCTTACATCTTCCGACAAGGCAAATCGTTAGTTTTTGTAGCCGCCCTTTGGGCCAAGCTTACCCTTTTCCTTCATTGAGTAAGCAATAGCAACGGCTTGGTCCTTGGGCTTACCCTCACGGACCAGCTTGGCAATCTTCATCGACAATGCTTTCTTGTCGGACTTTGCCACATCAATAGCCCTTCTTCTTAGGCTTTGAGTATGAACCCTTGCGCGCCTTGTCTGCGAGGCCCTTGGTCATCTTCTTTTTGTCGCTTCCGTACTTCATGCGATACCTTTCGTTAATCCGTGGCTGGTTGATGTTTCACCTTTTTCAAGGCCCTTTCGTTTCTTGGCTGTGCCTGCCGCGTATTGAGCAGAACTAATCTTTTTGTGCTGTGCGTCAGGCAAGAGAACCTCGCCAGTAGCGTCTGGCCCTTGAGTGCTGGGCTTACCAGATCGAGTGCGCCAGTTACCCTTGGTCCATTTAACCAAAGACTCTTGTGTTTTTTTAAGGTTCATGTGTAACCTCCGCCCTTTGCCTTGTATTCTCTTGCAAGAGCTTGTGCCTTTCGGGCTGACCACTTGCCCTTTCTTCCGTACTTACTGCCAGCAAGAAGACGCTTGAAGATGCCCTTCCTGAGCGCGGGCTTTGTGTAGTTGCCAGCTTCGTTGACTTTGCTTTCAGATTTCTCGGCCATTACCATTTTACCTTGTTTGCCCAGTATGCGGCACTCATCACGCCCTTGGCAATGTTCTTGCGGTGACGCGCCTTGAAGCTCTTACGCTTCTTCCTCATGCGGTCAGATTCGCCGGATTTTGGCTTGCCAGCCGTCTTCGCGCCTTGCTCGCCAAAACGGATTGTTTTTACTTTGCAACCCTTCTTGGCGACGACAATATGACTCTTCTTCGGATGGTTTGGTGTCCGCTTTGGCTTGTTGACGCCCTTGACGCCAGCAGCCTTTACGCGAGACGCGACCTTCTTGGAGAAGTTTTTTCCACAACTTGAAGCCATCAGTAATCTTTTCTACCTACAGGATTTGGTGGTGTTGCAAGAGCAGTACCAATGCCAGCAGCCCTAGAAGCTTCTGAACCTGCCTTCATTGCAGCCAGATCACTGGCAAGGCCAGTGCCAGCACTAACGGCGGCGGCACCAACAGGACCACCAACCATTGCGCCAAGACCAGCGCCAATAGCTTTCAATGCGCCCGACAAAATACCAAAACCCTTGGCTTTACCCTCGGCCTTCTTTTTCTTGTCAATCATTCGCGCTACCTGCCCAGGCTTTCGCACCTGAGCAGACATTGCGCGACCGAACTCTTGTCGGGACGTAGAGCTATTGTTGTACCGGTTCATCTCGGATCACATAGCTGATATTGCAAAAACCATATTCTTTACCATCACAAATAATATTTGCTGGACGACCAGAAGCACACTTGAGAGTCAGTTGCTTGAATGCATGGTCAATCTGACGCTCATTCTTAAACTGTAGTTGTACGTTTCCAGAAGGAGTAGCAATAAACAAGTCGAAGGTTTTTGCGGCAGGGGGGCGACCACGAGTAGGCTTTGGTGCGGCCTTCTCGGGTGTTGAATCCTTTACTTCTTCAGCCTTGACTGAAACGGTTGCTGTCTTTTTTGCACGTGGCATATCTACCTCTTGTGTGTTTTATTCAACAAATAAACCATGATATTTATTTGTGTAGTACTTATACTCGCTGTAACAGTAAGTTACAAGATGACTGGAGTTGAAGATGGAAGAAGAAAAGAAGACGATCGATCCACGGTTTTCGCTTCAAAGCTACGACGGAATCTTGCATGTGTGCGAAGACATCTTGAAGAACTTCCGAAGTGGAATCATTGAAAAGGGCGACGTTAGCGCAATGATGAGCATTGTGACTGTGTCTCGACAAACGCTTTCAGACAAAAAGAAGTGGGATAGGCCAAAGAACCCTGCTGTTGAAGAAGTAGAAAATGTAAGCACTATGCTTACGTCTACCGGTCCCTTCAATATTGTAACTAATCGTGGGGTTCAGTGAGCGTATTATTGCCAAACCAAGATGGTTTTTGGGATCCAGAACAGTACTGCCACTTAAACAAAGTAAGGGCCAAGAGCGGCGCGCTGGTGCCATTTAAGCTTTGGGACCATCAGAGACTTCTCGCAGCAGCGGTAAACCAATGCTACGCGGACAATAAATGGTTGGTGCATGTAAAGCCGCGACAGGAGGGAAGCAGCACCTTCTTTACTTGTGTTGCTACTCAGCACGCAATGTTCAGACGTGGTTGCCGCGTTGGATTGTTGGCTCACAAAAAGCAAATGGCCAAGAACCTTTCCGAGATGGCTGTTCGTTTTCACCGGCACATGCCTGATACGCTCAAGCCCAAAAAGACTACTGGCCTAAAAAGAACACTAGAGTTTCCAGAACTCGATAGCAGAATGGTCGTGGCATCAGTAAACGACGAAGAACCTCTACGTGGTGAAACTGTTCAGGTTCTTATGGCCACTGAGATTTCTGCGTGGTCTGAAGTAGCTGGTCCAGATGCATGGACATCTGCACTAAACGCTGTACCAAGCAATGGTGGGTTCGTTATTGCAGAGTCTACTCCGAGGTACCACGGCGACCAACTACACGAAATATGCATGGACTCGGAAAACCCACACAGCAAGTGGATGAAGGTTTTCATTCCTTGGACCATGATTAATGAGTACTCTGTGACTCCACCGCCAATGTGGAAGCCGGATGCGCTGATTAGAGATTATGCTGACGCAAATGGACTTACAGCAGCACAAGCCTTCTGGATGCAAACAGAAGGACTTCAAAAGTGCCGAAACAACTTAGATAAGTTCCGAGCAGAGTACCCAGTCAATGAGCTTGACTGTTGGGTCATGGCTGGAGAGTCAATCTTTAATACAAAAAGATTGATGGAGATGATGGATCTAGTCGATCGAGGTACCGGCTTAAACGTAGAAGCAGAACCGTATGTACAGTTTTCTGAGCCTAAAGACAGCAATAGGTATTTAATATTCTGCGACCCTGCTGGCTCATGGTCTTCAAGAGATATGTTTGGTGTTCAGATTATTGACATTGATAACTGTGAGCAAGTTGCAGAGTTTCTGGGACACAGTGAAGCATTTAAGATGTCCGACATGATTATGAAGTGGTCGGCTGAATACAACAATGCTCGTGTATATGTTGAGGCAAACGGTGTTGGTGAGGCCCTTATTTCACACTTGATGGCTGCTGGCTTCCGGCACTTGTACCATAGGAAGGCAAGCTCATCGTATAAAGGTTCAAGCTCTAGAGTCCCTGGTTGGTACTCAACAGCAAAAAGCAAAGCACAAGCAATCTCGTTTCTTCAAGAGATTATTGATGATGGTTCATTGACTATGCATTCTGTCAGGGGAATCCGTCAGCTTATCAACTATCGAGGTCAATGGGACAAGCTCTCTAGAGATAGTCAGGGCGGTCACTATGACCTTGCAGCAGCAATGGCTGGGGCAGCTTGGGCATGGCGTATTGAAATCGGTGCTAAGTGGGAAAATCGCAAGCTATCAGATAAAGAGATAGCTAATAAAAACTGGAGAAGATTGATGAGGAAAATCGACAAAGCCTCTACAATGTCTTCTAATAGCCCTTGGGGTACCCATAGATGAGCTACGATTACGAAGACACCAAACAGATGTCTAAAGAAGAAAAGAGGGTACGTAAGCTTACTACTCTTATTTCTCAGACTGAAGACAACTTTAAAAAGTACCGAGCAGAAGAGCTTATTCGCAACCTAGCTTACTACCGTGGTGAGTTTTGGTCTGGAGACGGCTACTCAGTGGGCACTGCGCAGGATACTGCACGGCATTACTCGGCGGTTCAAAATGAAGTCTTTCCGATTGTTGATACGATTGCGTCTTCTTTGGCAATGGATCTTCCGCAAGTTGAAGCGATTGATCAAAGGGAAAACTCGTACAAAACACCATCACGGGCCCAAGATTCGACTTTTGCCGGAAAGCGTATTGCGGCTGCACTAAACTACTTTGCAGAAGAAGACTCTCTAGATGAGAGCCTTCGCGAGCTTATTCTGCACGCACTCATTTTTGATATGAGTGTAATCAAGGTCATGTGGTCTTCCGACCTTGGTCGTCCAATCTGGCGCACAAAGCTTCCATGGGAAGTTCACTTTGACCCCAACGCCAAGCGCCCTGAAGACGCAATGTGGTGCTTTGAGCGTTTTGTTATTCACATGGAAGACCTTAAGTCTCGCATTGAAAAGGGTATTTACTCTAAGCCAGAAAAGACAATCAAAGGCGACACGTACCCTAGAAGCTTGGTCTACAACCAAATGAAAGACGAAGCAGAGATTAAGCTTCGTGATGCTGGACTTAAAGAGTACGTTTCACTTGTTGAGTTTTGGGACTTCAAGCACAATAGGTTGTACCACCTTCACCCAGACACAAGCCAAATCTTGATGGAGTCTAAGATTCCTTATGGAAGACCCTACGAAGTCTTGGTATTTCATCCTGGGATTGGCCGCATTCGTGGGATCTCTGATGTTAGTCTGGTTGCTCCTGTACAAAGAGACATCAATGAACTTGTAAGTGCGAGACGAGAAGTGGTCGCAAGACTGCCTCGCCGCATGTTGATTGATTCAAAGCTGTTTAGGTCTGATGATGAGTTTGAGCGATTCAAGAACGCAAAGACTTGGGAGCCTACTCTGGTCCAAGGCCCACCAGACGGAACGATTGATCAGCACATTTTTGTTAGCCCAGAAATGCCAACGACATTTGACTTCAACCAACATCTGGCACAGTCGGTTGATTCTATTCGCTGGCTTCCTGGCATGGGCGACTACCAACAAGGACAAGTAAGGAACATTCGCACCGCTGCTGAAGCAAACATGATTCGAGCAGCTATCGAGGGTCGCTTGTCTATTCGGTCGCGAAAGGTTGTTCGGGTTGTGACAACTATGTTCAGGAAGGCGCTTGATTCACTGAAGTGGGCAATCGTTCATGAAGATGTATCTGGAATCAACTTTGATCGTATTTCAGATTTTGTTCAGTACGATGTAGAGCCTTCTACATTCAAGCAAGAGATTGTAGAAAAGTCTCCAAAGTTTAGACTTTTGCCATTCAGTCCACTCATGGAAGACAAGATTGCGCGAAGAGCACACTTGGTCGATCTACTTATGCCGCTGTCTTCTGGTGGTCCCATGTCAGAAGCAATAGACCAAGAAGAGCTTGTTAGAGAGATTGTTGACTCCTTCGGATTTAGGCCGTCGCTTGTAAAAGGTGACGCAGTAGAAGTAGAGTCGTTACAAGAAGGTGCAGAGGTTGACTCTGCGTCAGCTATTGAAGATATAGCAGCAATTGGCGCACCAATGCCAGGTATGCCTGTAATCCCCAATATGCCTGGAATGGGCGAGTCTTAGGAGACACAATGAAGATGAACTTTCACGATATGGCCAAGAAAGCGCATGGCGGAGATAAAGAAGCCATGAGTCTTCTTATTATTGAGGCTCCAAGCGGAATGATGGGGGCAAAGTCTCCAGAAGAATTTGCAGAGATGCTTGCTTCCGATGAGTCAATGGCAGAAAAGATGGGTGGCATGGACCACTTCTCTAAGGACTCATACAATGCATACGAAAATGAAGAAAAGCACGAGCACTCTTCAGATGATTATCCAGACGATCACCACGCAACAATGAAGCAAATGGCAGCAGAAATGTACAAGGCTTCAAAGCATCACATGAAGCTGGCCGATAAGCTTATGGAGATGTGCAAAGAAATGTACGGTGATTCTGATTCAAAAAAATCAGAACGTAGCGAATACTGATATGCCAATGTTTATGTACGAGTGCAGGTCGTGCGGAAACAAGTTTGAAGAACTATTCCTTTCTCCAGGAGCAGATACTTCTAAAGCTGATTGCCACTTTTGTGATGCTACGGCAGACAAGTGTGGCGTTCAAAGATTTACTCATGTCGGTCCAGTATTTGAAGGATTGCATGACTACTCTGTTGCCTTTGGCAAAGAGGTCAAGTCGTACAAGGACATCAAAAAGATCGAAGATGAGAACCAGTGGAGTCGGGTTGAGCCGGGTTCACAGGCACACAAAGACTACATCTATTCAAGCAAGCAAGAGATGTTTGAAATGGGCGAGGCGTACAACGAGGGAAGCCACGTTGGCCTTGCAAACCATATTCATAAGAAAGAAATGCTGGATTCAACCGGTTGGTCAGAAACTAAATATCACAAATGGAAAGCCGCATCAGATCAAGCTGAAAACGATGCACGATCTGGGAAGGTGGACATCTCACAAAAAGCGACTGCTAGGCCAGCCGCAAAGTAGGAAATATGCCCGCACAATACACATCTGAGCAACTCGCAGCCATGCCTCTTGAAGATCTTGAAGCGCTTGTAATGCAAGAGTCAGCAAATCTTGAGCGTCTTCTTGCTGGAGATGGGATGGCAGAAACGCTTCCCGCTGCTCCCATTTCAGAAGAGTCAATGATGGCACCAGCACCAGCCACAGAAATGGAAGAAGAGGTTGGAGATGTTGCGGTATCTGCGGTGATGGACCCAGAAGTTCCTCTGGATATGTTGTCCCCTGATCTCATTCAAGCAGCAACAACCGCCTTGGTTGAGGCTGGATTGATGGATCGAGCGACAAACCAAATGTCTCCTGATCTTATTCAGGTACTACAAGGTGTGGCTGATATGCAGTCACCCGGAATCTACAACCTAAACAATGACGCAGATTTGATGGAGTTCGTCAATGGAATTGCAACCGGAATCATCCCTATCGGAACAGCAGGCTCAAGTGCAGGGCCAAGCATCCCTGGACCAGCAGCCCCCCCAATCCCAGGACTTTAGTTCTGATGGTAGCTCTGGCGAAGACTCAACCCAGGTTACAGGTACAGAAGAGTCGCCTGAAAACGCTGTACTTGGGTCGGCAGAACAAGACCCAGAACTTCTCACTAGTCCCCAAGAGGGAACGCCGGATGCTCAAGATGAGCAACATGGCTCAAATGAGAATGTATCTCAAGAGACTCCACAAGTAAGCTTTGATAGCTTTAATGACATTAATGTCGCCTCTATGCCTGAGCAGGTTCAAGCATACGTAAAGCCAATCATGAGTCTTGTTGCTCAAGAAGTGGCAACAATGAAGGCAGAGAAAGAGTCTTTTGAAAGCGCACGAAAAGAGTTTGTTGACCTCATCGATGCAATGGAGTCTTCTGGCTACGAAGTAAAGCCACTACAGCTTCGCATTGATGAGCAAAATGATTTCATCAACTCAATGTCTTCAGACATGATTGATACTGCATGGCAGGCGTTTACTGCGACAAATCCTGAATACGAAAACATTCCAGACAATGCTCGTGATTTGTTCGCCAAGGAGCTTGAGTCCTTGTACGAAAAGTACGATGGCAACACTGTCCTTGATCGAATGAATGATGCGTATTCATATTCTTTGTGGAAAACAGGTATTGACAAAAACAGCCTGAAGAGTCAGAAGTATGGTAATGTTCAACCTAAACAAAATGAACAACCTAAACAAACGAAGACTTCAGATGAATCTGCAAGCAAACAAGCCCTCATCGCTGACGGACGGATTGCAACAAGTGCTCCGGTTCGAAGCGTCAACGAACTTGATTGGTCTGAAGTTTTAGACCGACACGCACACCTTTTGGACAGATAACCCCTCTCTTAGGAGAACAAAATGGCTCTTTTGGAGTACGCAACCCTGACAGTCCCAGACGTCGTAAAGAAGTCTGTGATTTCCTTCTACAACCGTGATCCGCTGCTCAAGGCCCTTCAGTCTCGTATGCAGGTCAAGCGTTCCGGTGGTTCTCAAGTTCGCGTTGTTCGCGTGAAGTCTGGCCACTCGGATGTCGTTGAGATCAACGAGACCAACCTCTCTGTGCCACTGGCCAAGCGCGAGACTCTTAGCGCCATGACTGGTGACTGGGCAAAGTACATCAAGCCCATCATCCTTCCGCACATCGATCGTGATCGCATGAGCAGCAAGGAAGAGGTCAAGCGTTTCGTTCAAGATGAGTCAAACGCAGCAATGCAGGCTCTTCGCAACGATGTCACTCGTCAGATTTACCTTGGTAATGTTTCAAACCTTCTTGGTCTTGCAACTCTGAACGGTGCTCGCGTTTCCGGTACGGCTTCTGGTTTCACCAACGGTGCTCTTCAGTTCCAAAGCCCCCTTGCCCAGGCAACTGAGGGTCTTACGTACCTGAACGAAACTCGCGTCGAAGATACTACAAACTTCGTTGACAACTGGTTCAACCAGTTTGAGACATGCACAATGGGTACTGACTTCCTGTCAGCCGCTGAGCGACTCAAGATTACTGCTGATACATACGCAGAGGACGAAGAGGGAATCTCCCTTGCTGTTCTTGGTATTGCAGATCACGTTCTGGTTGGCGATGAGGTTCGCACAACTGGTGTCACAAGTGGTCCTCAGCTTATGTACACGGTTGGTGACATTACCTCTGGTAAGGCAAACCCAACTGTTCACATTGTAAACGGCGTTCAGTACCACGCTAACCGTTGGATGACGGCTAACTCTGTTGTTGGTTCTGGTGGAGCAACGGTACAAAACCCTGTGTACCTGATGAACCCCAACACCATCCAGTACTGGGTCAACGCAAACAACGACTTCCGGGTGACCAAGTTCTCTGATCACCTTGAGACTTCAAATGTTGATGCTGACGTTGGTTACATCATACTTGAGATTCAGTTGGCTGTGACAAACCCAATGGCAAACGGCGCAATCGCTGCTTCTGCTGTTAGTTCAACTACTGCTTAAATCATAGCCCCCTTCGGGGGGCGTTCTTTTCGAGGTTTATCATGCCCGTACCTGATAAGGTTTATCTCTCAACTCCTTCGGATACTTACACTAGCGCCATTGGCGTTACCGGTGAGATCCGAGAGCACATCCACCCAACATACGGAAAGCAGTACTACCGGATGGTGAAGAACACTAGTGGTTCTGATATTGCTGCAAATCTTGTTGTCGTATTTGCTTCTGGCTCTAGCGTAAACGTTGCGCTTTCTGCTGGAGATGCTCCCAGCCATACTGTTGCTGGAGTTACTCAAAACATTATTCCAAACGGTAGCTTCGGCTGGGTTTGTTGTGGTGGCGACTGCAAGGTAACAGCGGCTGCTGATACTGCTGCAAATGCTTCTCTTGTAGCTACTGGGTCAGCCGGAAAGGTTGATGACCCGGCGATTTCATCAGTAGCCAAGGCTGCTGCTGTTATCGGTGTTGGACCGAACATTATCGACATTTCTGTTGAGCCTACCGGAATCATTCGGCTTTCTGGCTTGATGTAAGTCTACTTGTAGACTGCCAATATCCCCTAAGAGTGGTATGCTCTTGGGGGATTCTTTTTTATAGGTGTTGTTATGAACTTGTCTGACCTTAGAGAAGCCATCCGCGTAAAGACTGGGTACCCCGAGCGTGGTGAAACTGGATCTAGACGCCTAAACAACGTGATTAATCAATCACTCCGAACTCTTTGGGGAGAGATTCCTGAAGTGTTGTTGCGTACAGAAGAGCGCCTTGAGCTTGAGCCTCCACGCAAGTTTACGGTTGTCTTGGACTCAACAGATAAGAAATCGTTTGTTGTTTCTACTGGTGAGACGCCATTTAGCACTAGTGAGATTAGCCAGAAGATCTTGTCTGGTCGTTGGTTCGAGTGGCAGTACAACGGCAAGTGGTATCAGCGACGAATCTCAGAGGTATTCATTGATCTTGATGATGCAAAGCGTGTTGTCGCGGTAACTGAACCAGTGCCAACAGAAATCGCCAGCACATCTACTGCAATGACTGCGTACATCTATACATATGAGTACCCGTATGACGCAGACATTCAATCAATCCGTCGTATTGTAAAGAATCCAGAGACTAATCCTAGAGATGTGCCGCTTTCTGTTATCGGCGCAGAAATGACTGGAGCCAAGATTGGAACCGGTTGGCAGTCTCAAGGCGATATTCAATACTTCTCTCGTGGAGACTTTTATCAACAAGAGGCTCCGCACTATAAGCCTCAAGCGTCACGACTTTCCGGCCATCAGGCAGATAAAGATCAGTGGGGTTTTGACGGCACAACAGGAGCAGAAAACAGAGAGTTTGGTCCTGCTGGAGAGTTTAGCTACCGTGTTTGCCATGTATGGGGACGGCTTCCACCAACAATGGGGCAAATCGATGGAGCCGTCTCTACTGTTGGCGCGTCTTCTTTTGGCCCAGACATTGCGTACCCGTTTTATATTTCGTCTCCATCAAAGCCATCAGACAAAGTCTCATGCAACTGGGGTGAGCCTGCAATCAAGCTAGTCACTCCTGACATTGATTACATCTATGGGTTTGGTCAGGATGCAGATCTTAGGTCATCTGGTAGATCTGGTGTAGAAAAGTGGATCTTTCGGGCGCGGCACAGCACAAGCCTTCTGGATGCAGAAGGAAGCGGAAGCCTTTACAAAGGTGAAATGGAAGACGATGGTGTGTACTACTTGTGGCAAGTAGTGGACGGATCGACAAAAGAAGTTGTGGACCGGGGAGACTTTGACCCAGTTGCTCGTAAGTATCAGTTGAAAGATTTCATGGGCCACTACCACATTCGTTTTGATAAGCGGCCAACGGCCAAGGATCAGATTCTGATGTCATGCATCAAGCGGCCACCAACGCTTGGCTACGATACAGACAGTCCAAACCTTCCGCCAGAGTGCTATGCCTGCATTATTGAACTTGCCTGCTCATACCTTGTTGGTGATCGAGACGGGGACATTAAGCGTAAGAGCATGTACTACGATGCCCACCTGATTGAGCTTCAAAAGCTTAAGAGAATGTACACATTCTCTGGTCATGAAAGGCCAACTTTTGGAAATGGCATCAAAACAACTAGTTACTTTAGGACTGGAGACTACCCCGTAACGGAGACCACCTAATGTCATGGCCTGAATACAAAGGTAAAACCATTGGTTTTGCTAAGGTAATGGGCCAGTTGCCCGTATCTGATGGCAGTGTAGCCTATGAAATTATGAACTTTCATGGAACCAAAGCAGGGTTCCTTGAGAACAAGTTTAAAATCTTGCCTTTGATTCCTGATGAGTGGAACACTGATTCTGAAAAGACGGAAGCTGGTACTTTCGACACAGCAAAACAGCCTAGTGAGCTTAGAAACGTACTTGGAATGAAGTACGCAGAGTGGGAAGGAGAGGTTCCAGAGCTTTTGTTTCTGACCAGCGATGGGGCCTTTAGGTTTAGTCCAGCAAACAGAACTGGCGGAATGTCATACGGCTCTAGTTTTTATGATGATGATTCATCAAATGGACTGCTTGAGCAGTTTTACTACACATCAGAAAACATAAAGGTATCGGTAAAACCGCAATCAGAAATAATGTTTCCACCACAAATGGAAACCATTGGAAACAGGATCTACTTTACATTCTGTGATGGTGGTGGCGCTTATGTGTGGGACGGAATCCGAGTAAAAAGCTTTGGTTACTCAACTACACCATCTACAATCAGCGCGATTGGCCCTAGGCCAGACAACAGTGGAGTAAAGGGTGGATGGTCAAACGGCTCTGGTTTTTCTGACCCAGGTCGTATTGGGACGCTGAACTACAACCTGACAAATGTAATCTCAGACAACGTTGTCACGACAGGCGGTATTGAGGCTGGCTTGTACTACTATGCCCTTGTCTATGAAAATGAAGAGGGCGCTTATTCAGAGACATCTCAAAAAAGCAGTCGAGTAACCATTCAGTTTCACGTAGGTAAAGAGCCAGCAGACGTTGAAAAGTTTCGCAGAAGGTTCTTCCTGAACGACATACCAAAAGGCCCTGACGGAACTAAAGCTCGAATACTTTTGAGAACCATGAACCTTGCATCGCTTCCTCCTGGAGAGGTTGGCAATCTTAGGTTTTTGCATCGCATACCAAACAACCTGACAACTCAATACATCGATGACATTCCAGACTCAGAGCTTGGTTCAGAGTGGAACAGTCGTCGAAATGTTCCTGTCGGGTTCTACTTCATGAAGCCTTTTAATGGCTCAATGTTCTTATTGCGTACAGATGACTACCCTTCTCGCGTTTGGTGGAGCGAGCAAGGGCCAGACGGTTCGATTCCAGAAAGCTTCCATGTTGGGCACTGGAGAGACGTGTTTCCAGAGACAGGAGCCATCACTGGTGCTCTTCCGATTAGCATTGGCGGAAGCCAGTCAATGTTGATTTTTAAGGAAAACGCGACTCATTTTGTCGGTGGCGTTTACGCTGAGCCAGGGACAGAGGGCTGGAAGTTCGGAACAATAAGCACTATTGCTGGTTGCTCTGGTCCAAGCCTAAGCCAAGCATCTCCTAATGGTCAGATCGTTTGGTATGGAAACGGAACGTTCTGGATGCTCAACACATCTAAAGATGGTGGCGTTTTAGATATTGGCGCAACTATTCGTAAAAAGCTGTCCGAAGTAAATGACAACTACGCTCGGTTTGGTTGCTCTTGGGTAGACAAGGAAACAAAAGAAATGGTCTTTTGTCTTCCATCTGAAGATAGCACTACCCCTGATCTTCAGTTTGTATGGGACTACGTCAACAAGGGTTGGCGTATGCGTAAAGACCTTAAGGTTGTTGCTGCTGAGCAGATCGACGACATGACCCTTATTGCGGGTTCTTGGAAAGGTCGAAAAGCAGATGGACCAGTAGCAAGAGACAAGGACGCTGGGTTCTTGTCTCTTAAAACAGTCTGGGTGTACCGTAGAGGGTCTCCACTCTATGACCCAGGGTCAGACCTCTCTTGCACGTATACAAGCGGCTGGATGAGCTTTTCTGACTTCGGACCATCGTTCCACCTTTCTCAGCGTGCAGCGGACTCTGTATTTACGATGCAAGAACGCTCTGCTCGTATAGCGACAGTAAAAACATTTGCTGATTGGAACTTTGATAATGCAGTGGCTTCAGACCTTGAAGTGTCTCTAGTTCACCCAGAAAACGATGACATCTCTGTATACGGAAGTTCACTGAGCACCGCTGAGATTGAGACAAGTAACGGAGTCCAAGGGTCATACACTTCTGAGACAAGTCTTTATAGGGACACCAGAACGTATACCCACAGGCTTCCCATTGATATTCCATCATGCACTGTATTTAGTTTGTCTCTAAACGCTTCATGCATTGATGACCCGATGGCGATCATTAGTATTGATGCGTTTGGCCCCATTAGCAGCGCAGCAGCGTCTAGATCACCAGCACTATACGAGAAGTAAATGCCTTTGTTTAAGCCGTTTGGGAACTTCGCAAATGAAGTAATCGATCCAGAAAAACTTTCTGATGAGTGGAAGCAAGCAAAGAAAGTCGTTGATTCTGCTGGTTCGTGGCAGTTCAACTCTAATCCTGTAAGCGGACTTACATATTCAAGCCTTGCTGAAAACGGCGCAGGCGTTCGCACACACCAAAAACAAAGGTATGGCTTTGCTGGTGCTGGAACATCCATGGTTGATGACGTTCACAATATGGACGGAGTAAACCTAAAAAAAGAAGGGTCAGCTTGGTTAATACCCTACATGAGGGGCTTTAAGGAGGTCTGGGACGGAGACCTTGCTATCGAGTGGACCTCGGACACACCAGAGCTTGTTCTTATTGGGTACTCGTGTTGGGCGTACAGATTGTCTTCAAAAGACGAAAGAGACAACAACCTTGGGTACTACTCAGAAAGAGACCCAGACGCGACCCTAAAGTTCGTAACGTATGGTCTTGGAGACGACGGAGTGGACCGTGGATTCTATTTTCCAGCAGGTGTTCATGTAAGAACACAGATTGGAATGATGGTTGACGGAGCGGTTGTCGATGGCTCTGGCCCAGGAACAAACGTAGCCACCAATGGCCCAGAAAGCGTAGTTGGTGCAGGCTCAAGAGAGAAAGGAATCGTCACATCAAGTACGTCTACTCAGATACTCAGAGCAGGAACACATCGTGTATCTATAGTTGCTGGACAAGGACCGGCGAGCAAAACGAGCAACTCTGATTACTACGAAGGTGTAGACATGAAGTACTACTTGGATGACTACGGTGACTCTACACCAAACTACGGGGTCGCCATCTTAAATGCCAGAGTATTTGTGGTGCGCTTTCCACGCGGAAAGATGCTGGGAGCATAGTAATGGACAAGCCAAAATCAACAGAGGAAACAACTCAAAATAGTATTTCTAGAATGCAGTCAGAGGTGCAGTCTGCAACAATACTAGAAAGAAAGCAGTTGAGCAGAAGCGCATTTACTGGCGATACGATTAATGATTCTATTATTTATTGCTCTAGAAGTTGCTCTACAAACGAAACGGTAGAAGGTGAGTTCCTGTCTAAGTATCTTCCTTTTCCAGAAACAAAGCCCGGAGGTTACTGGGGTTCAGATCCAGCATCTACAGATGGCGTAACTGAGTCACACGATTCTATTTGGCACAGAGAAAACAGAAGAAACTGGGATCTTATTAAAAGCTGCTCAAGCAAGCAGTTTGCTTTGGCCTCAAGTGATGCGGTTACCCACAAAGTTGATATCTCTGCATCTGGCGCATATGATTGGGGTGGGTCTGGAGAGTACTACGAAGAAGGCGTAGAAGCCTTGTACAAAAAGTTTGGCCAGTATCTTTTTAAGATTCCAAACAATGGCAATGGATACAATATTTTGTTTAGTGCTGATGTGTCTGTTGGGCATTGCACTACAAATAAAAGTCCAGACAAGTGCGACATTGTTTCCTGGCACTCAGGAAGTCGCTTTTGGACAAGCGTTGTGTATTTCTTGCTACCAAACAAAAACTCTAAAAGAGTCCTCTGCTGGTCACCTGGGCACATGCTTGGTGCATCTGCACGGGTAAAGTCAGACAAGATTAATCAAACCAAGAGGGCTATAAACATTACGCACTCTTACACTGATTTGGTTTCAATCAATGACATCTTTATCCAAAGGCTGTGCAAAGCCCAGGGCATTGACTACACAGCCAGAAACATGAAGCTTGACGGCTATTCGTCGTTTGGATGGGGAATGGTTGGGGGCATCGATAGATGGGATCGTGTAGATGCCCTATCAACCGGAACACTAGCTGTTCCTGAAAGCAGGTATGTAGAAAACTTTGACTTTGGTGAAGACCCACACCCAAACAAAGGACAGCGTGTCCAGATTTTTGGTGGAAACTCGTCCTTCATTGCGTTCAAAGATAGGCTGAATGATACCAAAAGCTTAGACAACCACTTTACAGAGTAGCAATATGGCTCGGTTTCAAAGAACATTTACGCCTTCTAGCAGCGATGTAGACGTAGATGAGATCTATGATTTTTGTCTGTATAGTCCGACCAAGTTTATTGATGACACTGGGGCTACAGAGCACACATTTGAAGCTTTGAATGGTGGCCTGACTGGAGAAAATACATCATCAATAGCTGGCTCAGTAAAGTCAGAGCATTTTCGCAGTGGCACATTTGCTAGAGGGTACCACTATGGATTTACGTTTCCAGAGCGTTACAACGAAGCACAGTTTACTGTTGATACAGATTCTTTTGATGTCCTATACAGCCCTCAAAATAGAGGACTAATAAACAGGCCAAAAGATAAGCTGTTTACGCAGTCGTATGGAATGTGCGCGAACCTATTTATCCCCTGGGACGCGGTTGTATACATCAATTACCACGCATTTTTTGACCCGACTTTGTTTCAAGAGGACAACATAAACACTCTTGGCGAAGACTGGGAGCTTATTGGCGACATGTCTCATCATCGATTGTACGTTGATGGCGTTTACCAAGAGGGGACAGAAACAAAATGTCCACCCTCAAGAGATGACGCACAACCATCAGAAACCGCAAACAGGTGGCACTCTAAGACAAAGGTCGTACATGTTGGCCGTGGTTACCACAACTTTGAAGTAATGATCTATCTTCTGCTTCAAGATCATGGCGCAAAACCAGACTTTTCTAGAAAGATTGCTGCTCTTTGTGGTGGACTAAACATTGTTGCCATAAAGTCTGGAGCAGAAAAAAACTTTGGAATCGACGAGTGGTATGGTGTCAAAACAGACGACCTTGTACACTTTGAACTTTTTTAGGTGATGTGATGGCTGACGAAAAAAAGAAAGCAGAGGCAGCAGATGTACTTTCTGGCGGTCAAAAGACTGCCGCTGCACTAAAGATTGGGACACAATCTGCGCTCGCTGGCCTAAAGGCTCTGGTAAGACACCGTGAAGCCAAGCGTTTGCAGAAGCGCTTAGAGGCAGATCGTGCTGCATTGCGAGCACCGGTGCTTACAGACAAGGCTCTTGCTGAAGCCAAGGCCGCTGAAGACGCGATTGTGCGCCAAGAAAAGGCCAAGCAAGCAAGAGGTGGTGGTCAGTCTGGTGTTGATGCTGACCGAATGAAGGCTGCACGAGACTTTGCTTTGAAGAAGACAGCACAGCGATTGACTGCCCGCCAAGCGGGAGTCCTTGGTCAAAGGAAGCAGATTGCTGAGGGTGCCGCTAAGGCTGCGGAACAGTTGAGCCAAACCCGACTTGCCCGCGACATGGGCCTTATCCAGGATGCATCTAAGATTCTGTCAGATGAGGACACCATTAAAATGCTTGGTGAGGCCGGAAAGCGTAAGCGTCCAAAGAAGACCAAAGAGATTGAACAAGCAGCAACTATCGCAGAGAGTGGAACTCTTGGCGTAATGGGAGACGCATAATGGCTGAGATTCGACCATCACAGGGGCGTGAGCCATACACTGGCGCAAACATTCTAGGTGCTGGCATTGCTGGATTTAGAACACCAGAAGGCACCGGTCTTTCTCCAGAAGCTGAGCAGATGCTCAAGGAAGCGTACCTTAGACAACTGGCAGCAATCGCAAAGCTTGAGCAGGAACTCGCGATTCAGTCAGTAACTAGCTACGCAAATATTATTACGTCTGCACAGCAAGCCGCCGCTCAAGCTGTATCAGCAGTAGCGAATCTTGCTCGTACTGGGCAGATGAATAATCAAATGGTCAGTCAAGCATTGCTGGCAATCAATGGAGTAAAGCAAGGCATCATAGATGAGTTTTCTCCAAGGTATGAAGCCAAGTCGTCTGCATTCATTAAGCAGCAAGGATTCTCTCTTGAAGAACAGGCCGTAACTGCAATAACCAATACGATTAATGAGCTAAGGGAACGAGGAACTCCTCCTGACCAAGTTGCTGCGGCTATTCAGCAGCAGATGGCTAAAGTCTCGCAGGATGGGTACTCAAATGTAGTTGGACCAAAACTAAGAGAGCTTCAGTCAATGGGCGCAGATGTTGTGACCCTAGTTGACACCAAAAAGCTTGCTCGCGGCGCTCAACTAGACGCCCTGTCTAATGCATATGATATCGCTATTAGGGGCCTTGACCCTACAGGTAATTGGGATCAAAAGCTTCGCGCTCGACTTTCTGACCCATCACTAAAGACCGGGATTGTAGGACAATCAGCCTTAAATGGAATCAGGGACAGAGAGTATCGAGATTTTGAAACCACTTCTGCGGAACTAGATGCTGCTGAGCGCATTCGGATACAAGGCTCAGACAGAAAAAGAGCACTGGAAAAAACGATTCTAGGTATGTCTGTAGGCATACCAAAAGAGATTGCACAAAACTTCACTAGACTCGCAAGCATGTCTGCTGAGCTTTCAGCAAAGGGTCCAGAAGAGTTCGCTAAGTCTCTTCAAGAGATGCCAGCACCGTTGTCGGTGCAGATGACAAAGCAACGTCTTGAAAACCAGCTTGAGCAGCTAGACAATCCGACAGACCCCTTGTCACAAGCCGTTGCAAGATACGCAGCAGCAATCCCCCGATTCGATACCTACATGGCAGCAATGGGCTTTAAGAGCCCATATAAGGCCGTCAGGTACATGATGGACCATCCAAGTGAGCGGATGGAGTATGTAAAGCTAGTAAAGAGCCTTTACGACTCAGGTCAAGACGATCAACTAGACAGACCACAAGCCATTCAAGAGCGTCTTCGAGTGGCTGGTTCATCAGAAAAAGATTCTCTTCTTAGAACAACAAACCTTACACGACCACTAGAGCGTCTGTTTGGTGTGGCGATTAACCGCCCACCTGCCGCAAGGTACTTCAGTGGAAACAACACCGTAGATCAGCTTGAAAATGCAATAGAGTCTCTTCGAGCTATTGGTGTTCGAGAGTTTGAGCAAACTCTTGATGATGCTGATCGTGAGGCCATTGAAAGCATCGCAGTTGAGTCTGACGAAGACCTTACTCCGAAGGAAAGAACAGCATTCGACACCTTTGCTGCAAGTGTTCCAAAGGAGCGCAGGCAAAAGGTTATCTCCGCTGCTGAAAGGTACCTTGAGCGCATTACTGGTGAAGAACGACTGAAGCCCGGTGAAAAAGAAAAAGAGGGCATCTACGCTCTTCCTGGGTTTGAGCCACTCCCACCAAAGCTTGCCGTCGAAGAAGAACCAGAGCCTGTTGCCGCACCAACGGCTGCGCAAAGATTTACCGGTAGGGGCATTGGGTTTGGTGGCGACCCAGATTTGTACCAAAGGAACCTTGAGGAAGCGCGAAGAGAAAGGGAAGCCGCTGATGCTGCCGCTATGAGCGCCCAACAACCACCTGCACGAACAGTGGTTCAACAAAGAACTACACCAGGGCCTAAGCCTTCTATGAGTTTACCTCCTGAAGGTTCTCCACCAGGAACATACGATGCGCAAGGACGGCCAATACCAGACCCTAGAAATCGAGCCATTGCAGATAAAGGCGATGATACAGCCGCAAAAAGATTTAAAAACATGATTGGTAACTAGGGATAGAGCGTAAATACTGATGGCCAAACAACCTGACTCAATGGCGCTCTCAACAGAGTCTGCCCCGGCGACAGAAGCATCTGCAAAACAAGACGTTGTAGACTTTGGTGGTTTTGAGCTATCCGTTAGCGCACCACCGCCTACTCCTGAACTTGATTTGAGCGCTGAGCCTGAACCAGCAAAAGATGACGATAGCTGGTTTGGGTCATTGTTCGATGATGATGACGAAAACGAAGTAGAAAAGCAGCTTGAACGGGCAAGGCAGCTTCCGTCACAAGAGCAGTTTAAGACCGCTTGGCGTCATTCAAAGAAGGCTAGGGATCCCATTGCTGCACAGGTTTTGGCAGCCGACACATACAGCACAAAGCCTGTAGATATTGAGGGTGTAGAAGAAGAGAGCGGCCTTGTACCAATCAAAGAGCAGGGCATCCTAGACTACACCATTGATAAGACCGTAAAGGCTGGCGGGATGGTGCTGGGTGGCCTTGAGTATGGTGACGTACCAAGAAGCGAAGCCTGGATTAATATATATAAGGGCTCTGCAAAGCTTCCTGATACAGGAACATTCTATGGAGACATCCTCGCTGACCTGACCGGAAAGGGACTGAGTGGGTACAGGCTCGTAAAGGACATCTTTGAGGGTTCAAAGTTTGAGTCTGAGGAGTCAAAAGACCAGTACTATAAAGACCTTGAGGATCTTGGAAAGAACATCTACTCAGCTTTTGCTGATGAAAAGCTTCTCAAGAAGGCCCTAGACACCAAGGGCTACTTTATTGACCGACCAGATTATGGACCACTAAGCGGTGGTAATGCGACTGGAGAAGATCTAGTAAACATTGCCTTCCCTATCGACACCATGAAGCGTTTGAAGAACAACGCTCCAAGGAAGCTTAAGCCAACGTCAACTTCTTACGTTGTTGATGTACTTGCAAACCCAATCTCTAGGGCTGGCTTTGGTTTGGCCATGGAGGTTGTCGCTGACCCACTTTGGTTTGTTGGTCCAGCAAAGGCAACACAGCTTGTTTCTGTCGGGAACAAGACATACAACCTTGGATCTAAGGGACAGCGTGCTGCTTCTGTTCTTGAGCGGTACTCGGGCGTTACTGGCAGCGGTGTGCTGCAACAAAAGCGTGTTGTAAAAGCGATTATCGGTGACGCTGATGAAGCCATCAAGGTTCGTGCAGACATGCTTGAAGTGGCAGACAATGCCGCAATGGAAGCCATCGCATCACAGAACAAGGCTCAGAAGTTTGCAAGCATGAAGAAGCTTGTAGATGCTGGCAAATCTGCACAAGATGCAGTTTCAGTTTTGAGGAAGCAGCTTAATGATGAGGTCGAAGAGCTTCTAAAGTTGTCACAAAAGTACTCTGACCCGGCTGCTGGGTTCCATGCAAAAGCCGACTACGCAAAGATTACAAACACTATAAATGCAGTAAAGAAAGACATAGATCTTCTCTCTTCTGTTCCAGACCAAGCTAAGCTTAGCAAGATGTTGGCCACGAAAGAGGCCCATTATTTGAACACGGCTTCAGCACACAAGGGTGCCGAGTCTACTCTTAGAGAGTTTGTTGACCTTGTTGGCATTACAAACCCCAAGAAACTTGGCGTTGTAGAGAAGAGTAAGATTCCAATCTTTGGAACAATCAACTTCTCAGACCAGACGTACACCTTTGGTACTGGCTCTCAGATTGAACAGGTCGGCAAGAAGATCAACCAGCTTCTGGGCGACGATAGCATCATCATTTCAAAAGTAGGAGACATCAAAACTTTTGCTGATGACATGAGTCCGTCTACAATCTCATCAACACTTAACGCTGCGCGGGCATTGGGTGTTGATTCTAAAGAGGCACTTTCGGAAGGTCAGCAACTTTTTAAGTTGTTGTACGACACAGGAAACGCGGTTGGGCAAGTTCCCCGTTTTATCTACGATAGTTTCGCCAAGATTCTAGGAACACGTCGTCTACAGCCATACTTTGCGTCTCAGCACATCAAAGACAACATGAGCTACTACGGCACACAGGGTGCGTATAGCGTTGGATTGTCGGCAACAAATAGCAACTTGGTGCGCATTCAAAGGCTTCGACCAGAGCTTTGGGAGAACTACCAAAACTCAGTAGAGAATCACGCAAAGCAAATCGCCGCACTTCATACATTTGCCAGAAGGGAAATAGGCGTTCTATACAAGCTTGCTGGCGGTAAAGATGGCAAGGGTGGCGCACTTGCTGAGTGGAAGAACTCCATTGAAACACGAGAAATACCGCTACTTGAACAGGAAATCTCTGCCCTAGTCCAAGACATCTCTAAGTCGTCAGATCCGTCTCAAATCAGGGCAATGAAGAGAGAGCTTCGATACAAGAGATCTGTTCTTGAGGAAAGGCAACAGGTTCTTTCTGATGACTACACAGTCATTGACTTTGTAAATGAAGCTGCACACGCCGTTGAAACTGGTGCAGGCAAGATTCAAGAGAACCCATGGCTTAAGCCAGCTATTGAAAAGTGGGCATCTGTTCGAGATGAGATTGTTTCTTCAACTGGGAAAACTGCTGATGAAGTAGACCAAGCCCTCGTCGCAATGCTTCGGTTCTTTTCTGGAAATGAAGAGGCCGCAGCGGCAACAGCAAGGCGGATGTTGGTTCTTGACCAAACAACGCGAGGTGTAAAGCCAGAACAGCAAGTTCGTTCAAACATTGAACTCATTAATGCTGCAAGAAAAATCAAGCTTACTAGCATGGATGAGCTTCTCAATGAGCTAGACCCAAACAAGCTTACTGAGATTGTATATAGAACGCTTGATATTGATGAGAAGATGCCCTTTGGAGAAGAAAGGGCCCAAGCTATTTACAATGCTGTTCTGAAGGCCGTAGACGGCGACGAGGACATTGCAGATGAGCTTCTGATGTATGCCGCAGGAGCATACGGAGGAACGCCAGAAGAGGCACTTAGGCTCTTTGCAATGGACGTTAGCGGTGACCTCAAGCGGGTTGCAGAACAAGCAGGCTCTTCTCCGTCTATTCTTAGTGCTGATGACCTGAAGATGATTCACCAGGGAGGGGCTCACCCAAGGCGCTGGGAGAAGCACCCAGAAATAGACATTGTCCCACCTGATTTGACCATAGAAGAGTTTGTATCTGTATCGAAGAATCAGCCCATAGAATATGGTGCTGTATATGATGCTGAAAACGGCCTCCAGGTTGCTTCAGCAAAGGGAACCAAGGATGGCGTAAACATCCACAAGAACATCAATAAAGATTTTCTTGATGAGCTTGTTTCAAAGGGTACGGCAGTCTCCGTACACAACCACCCCAGCACATCAATATTCTCTGGAGAGTACCTCGAAACCATTGGTGACGACGTTCTTGACTCTGCAAACTATTTCCACCACGAAAGCAAGACACATGGCGTCTTTAGCTTCAAGGATTTGGTTGCAGGCATTGCTCTGAATGAGCAGAAGATGATTGTCGTAAACCCGGATGGTTCATTGTGGGTGCTTGAAAGACCAGCAAATGGGTGGATTGATACGGTTCCCCCGGAACTTACAAAGTACCAAGAGAGACTCCGACACCTGACCATTGATAGCGGCCTCCATCTTTACCTTGAAAAGCTTGATGAAAAGGTTTTGAGTGAGACATACTTTGAAATGCAGCCCACCATTAGGTGGTTTGAAGGCCAAATATCAGACCTCAAAGATGCGCTAAGCAGTGGTGCGATAGACAAAAAGAGGTATGATCAGCTTCTGAAACGGACAAAGGAAAGCGGTGCTCAGTTTGTTCTAAGCAAAGCACAAGAGCTTCTAAACAATAAAATCTTGGATGAGTTGGAGGATACCTTTGGAACAAGACCTTATCGAACAGTTGCTCCAGGCAGATATTCGTCGTCGGGACCGGTACGCAGACTTCAACAAGAAGATTCTTTTAAGTCTGAAAGAAGCCTCCTCAAAAGAAGGCTCCGCTCGTCAATCGAAGACAAAAAGGTCGAGACAAAAGCGGCCCTAGAAGAGATCAGAAACTTCCGTCTTGGTATTACAAAGCCAGAAGACTTTGTATTCAACTCACATGACATTGGAAGAAAGATACTCGTAGAGAAGGTCGCTGCTAAGCGGCGAATCGAAGAGACCCTGTTCCGCAAGTTTAACTATGAAGACCTTAATGAGATCCCAGATGATGCTCAGGACTTTGTGCAAGACTTGGTTGGATGGATTGAGTCTGACTATCCTCTTGGCGTTCCTGTTGATACGGCTGCAAAGAAGGCCAGAACAACGGCAGAATGGCGTAATGAGAAGCTTGATGCATTGGGTTTGGAGGACTGGTCTGTTGATGAGATCGACAAGCTGAAAGATGATTTCATTTCCATTAGAAACATGGATGCTTCTGTTGCTGATAGATTCGAGCAACTCACAGGAATCCAAAAAAGGCTTGGGTCTCGTAGGGTTGATCAGACGCTACAAAAGCAAGAACTCAAAAAGCGTGCCCGCAAGCTTCGTAAGCAACGCATTGACACGTCTGTCCGTCAGCTTGTGGATGGTGC